ACTTGTTTAAATATTCATGTGCTATTCTATTTGCTTTTTCTTGCTGATCTTTTGATAACAAGTGGAAACCACCACGAAAAGTAGATGGTATTCCTTTAGCATAACATAAGGCAGCTTGTCCAAGATAGGCAATTCTATTCATAGACTTATTCGTTAAATAGTGTTCACAAGAATTTTTCCATTCATTTATAATATGTTCAAGTGCTTCTCTAAATGCCTTTTCATCTGTCAACAACCTCGCATATTCAAGTTCACATTGTTCTTTTGATTTACCGTTTTTTTTGTTATCATAAAAACCAGCCTTATAACATTCCCACTTGTCATAGGTGTGAAACACCCTATCCTTATCATCTGTATTAATAGAGCGAAACATATTTATCTGCTTTTCTTCTTCTGTAACTTGGTCATTTATTTCCTCAAAATCTTCTGTTGAATCTTCTATGTTCCATGACCTTGAAAAATCACCATCCTTAAACAATTCTTCTAAGCCAGTTATTTGACACAATCTCAATATTTCTTCTTCATCCATGCCAAGTTCTCTGCTTATTCTCTCGTTTTTCCAATTTCTATTTTTTAATTCAAGCACTATTTCAGACATCGCATCAACAACGTGCTTACCCCTTGCTCTATTGTGTCTTATAGTAGATGCTATTCTGTCGTTTTTTGCTTGCTGTCCTTTTCTTATTTCTACTATCGGCAAATATCCATGTATTCTTTCTTTTACTATTGGTGATTCTTTCCCTACTCTGTTTCTATGGAACCCATCAACAACCTCTATTTTGTTTTCCGTTGGAAAAGCTACTATCGGCTGTGTAAACCCATCATTTATAATACTTATTTCAAGCAATTTCATTTCTGGAGGTGCTACCTTATTGGGATTATATTCATTAGCTATTACGTCTTCACCCTTTACCCATAACACACAATCTACGGGTTCATTTTTAAATGGGCTTATTTTGTGTAGAGCTTGTTTAACTTTATTTATACTTTCTATTCTTTTTTTGTCTTCCAATTTAGACAATTTTTCAATTAACAATTTTAATTCCCGCATATATTACACACTCCATTTCTTCTATAGTAGCTTCCACAGAAACTACATGGTATTTCTACTTGTACTATACCAGAACTCTCCTGTAGCCACTTAAACGCATCCCCCACCCTTGCCTTACTATTACCCCCCGGCTGAGTCGATTGTAGAGCCTCTATGGGCTTCTCAGGGGTAGGCAATTTTTGCCCACTTACTAATTTATAATTGGAATATTTTTCGTTTCCGTTTTTATTCAGGTCTGCTATGTTCATGTTCTCTTTGTTTCTGAGGATTTCTATTATTGCGGCAAGTCTCATGCTTCCAATATAACGATATGCCTCTTTAGGTGTAAGAGATTTACCCGATTCGAGCCACTCTCTAACTTGCTGTTTTTGTGATTTCATTCCTTTGCCTTTATAGGATCGTAATCTTCCCATTTTACTGATTCAAATATTGCTTTGTGATTTACCCATCGTGCTATTCTTTTTTGGTATGGATCGGATTTATTATATGGCATTACAAACGGGTCTATGTCTAATTCTCTTAGCTTAACTATTCTATACATATCCTCTTCTTTGGTTGACCAATATCCTATTAATACATAACACATTAATTTTTTCGGGTTAATCCATTGTATAATTTTTTTTAGCTTTGGTAACAAATCTTCTTTTGGGTTATCCCATGCTATATGAATATGTTTAAAATGTCTTAATTCATCTAATACTTTCGTTTGTTTTTCTGTAAGTATCCTTGCATCAATACCGTGAAAATTTACAGGTTGATTCCATACAAACAAAGCTTTAACAGCCTTTTCCCAATTAGGATTAGCAAAAAAATTATTGTCTAATATTTCTATTCTTTTTCCTTTTGGATTCAAAGAAACAGAATCTATTGGTCTTATTACTCCCTCTTTTTCACTTACTATACAAAATGGACACTTTCTAATACAACCCCTTGAAAACATCATAAGTGAATAATCACAATTTGGATAGATGGAATAATCAAGATCACAATCTTCAATTTCTTGTGGCAACTGCTTTTTAATATCATAACCAGTACCACCATAAACACAGTTATCGTTAAGCATATTTGGCATAGGTGTATAATTAAATATCTTTGAACAGTAGACCTTATCAAAGGTATGTGCCCACAAATCAGTATACCACTCCACCGTGTCACCTTGTTCCTTATGATATGCCGATACCTTCATAATAGCATAGTTTGGCATTTTAGAATCAGGTGCATATATGGCGATCTTCTGTGTCATTCTGTTTCCTTTGGTGGTTCGGGTAGTGGCATCCAGTCGGTAACACTTTCCATATTTAAAAAATTAGTGTATAAAAATTTTTGTGTTTTTGTATTATACATAGCCTCTGTTGCCCTTTTGTTTTTTCTTGCAACAATACAATATACAAACCCATAACTACCATCTTTCATTTTCGGCAATCTCTCTTTACACGGTATCCACCTGCTTCCTTCCCATCCATAGTCAGTTAATACAGTATCAACATCCTCACCGGCACGGATACGCTCAATGGCTATCTCATAGTCCCGTGTGCGTCCTGCACGGATATACTCAATATCGTTGTCAAATATCCTGTCCGTGCTCCACGCAATATCTTCTTCGGAAAGTTCTTTGAAATCTTCCGCCAGGTCAGCATCCTCACCGATCTGTAGATATATTTTGTTTGGTATGTTTTTCATATACCTATCTCCTCTAAAATATCTCCAATTGTTCCCGGCAACTTCATCCGGTCTACTGCCGGGGTAAATCCACCAAGTTTCTTTTTCGGCTTCTTCTTGCCGTATATCTCCTGTTCAATCCATCCCAAGACATAGGGCTTGTTAAACTCTTCATCCGGGGTCTCGTTGAATAGCCATCCCTTAGATATACCCTTGCTCATTATCTTAACAAGCTGTACCCGCTCCCCCTTGTTCTTGCGTATCCACTCAGCGTAATGTACGGCTCTGTAGATCAACCTGTCTATCACATAGGCTGTCAATCGCTTCTTATACTTCAATTTGAGTATGAAGCCTTTGGGTATGGGATAGCCCTGATAGATGAAGTTTTTATTGTTCGTCATTTTTTTTAATAATTCCTATCTTATCAGCGTTGTCTGGTTCACAGAGCATTAACCGCCCCCCATGACTACTTAAACCCTTTGCCCATTTCAACACATTGGATATAGGTTCACTCGTATTAAATACTTTTGTTTGTATCCACATATCACCAACTTCAGCATTACCATTTGAACATTCTTGCATTGCTACTATTGCCATGCTTCACTCCTTATACGTTATATAGATACTGTTACTTAGTAATACCTGATACCCCAGCTTCATATACATATTCACTTTCATTTTCATCTTCATTTTCAGGGTTTGCTTCTTCGTTTGCTTCCTGATTTGCTTTAGCAAGTTGAGTCTTTTTACCACCTTTACTACCCGCTTCTGCTCGTTTCAAACTAAGCTCATTGTCTCTTATCATGCGTTTTTGGCACAAATAATCGCCATCTATGTATAACACATCTTCTTTTACAAGTTCTTCTAAGGCATTTTGTATCACACCCTCGGTGAACGACATATTCTTATTCAACTTTCTGGCAAAACATTCTATCTTGCTTTTGCTGTGCTTGTCTTTTTGCTTTAGCAAAATTTTACCATACTCTTTTGACTTGTGCATGACACACATGATTTTTATATATACTCCTGTTGAACTTGGTGAGCATTCATTAAGTTTTTCATCGGTTAAAAAGTCTTGAACATACAAAGGGATGTAAGGTTGATTCCTAAGTGCCATTTTGCATCCAATATAGCGTCCAGTCCGCCATGAGAAGATCGGCTAAGATAAACACATGACGGTTCGGCTTGGAGAAGCCTACTTTTTACTGGACTTTTAAGTAGAATTATTTTCACTGGTTGTGCCGATCTTCATACTTATAATATACCACATAATATCACAAAAATCAATATTATTTACTACGTCCCGCAAAGGGCTATTGTTTGCCCTCATATAATCGTTTACAATTTCCACATCGAAAAAATTTAGTGCCTGCCGCTGTATCAAGTTCGGTATATGTACCAATGAGCAAGGTAAGCGGGTAATCATTTCCACAATATGGGCAAATTTTAGCCTTTGTCGTGTTGTCGGATGCGGAACGCAATGCTACCACATGATCGGAAAATTTAACCCACCTACCCTTAGATGATTTTTTCATCCCAGGTCTCAATCCATAAAACACAGGTAGATATCTTTGTAAATTTTCCATATAACAATCTCCTTTAAGTGGAGTTTCCGACAACGTACGCACTACTGGCGAAGTGTTAACCCCACCGAAAGCATCCAGCTAAAAGCCCAATCGCAAACCCAATTATAAGACCAATACTAATCCTGCAAATTAACATTTTGCCCTGTCGCTGTTGAATGTTGATTTTGAAATATCATTAATTTTCTTTTTTCACATCGGGTATATTAAAATATCCAACGACTGAACCAATCCCCGTTAATGCGGATGCGCCATAAATAATTTCACGCTTATATGACGGCTCCCAGTCTGAATTAATACACTTCGTAATACACATTACTTCCCCCACTATACAGAAAGAAATAATTATAACAACAATCAACTCTACTAACGTAAAACCCTTGTTATTCATAAAACCTCCAATTTTTAGATGTGAAAAACTAATATCTCAAATTTCAAAATTTTCATTCAACGTTCACCGCACCGTGCGAAGTTGCTTCACTGCCTGGTAAAATTCACCGGCGTTTATTATTACCTCACCCATCCCGTCATCACGAGAATGTGCCATTAAATGAGAAGCTATTTCGTCACTGCGGTTGTTGGGTTTAGCCGCTTCGGCGGAGTTCGACGGCTCAATATTTTCTTGAGAATTGCGGACTTCCTTCCACTTGGGTTTTCTCCACGAATACATTGTACAATTAATTGGTTGCAAAAAATTTCCCTCTCGTGTACACTTATCCTCACCACAATTGTTACATTCCCATTTACTCATAGCAATTCTCCTTTACAATTTTTAGGCGAATTAAACCCAACGTTCCGCAAAAGGCTATTGTTCAGCCCTATAATCATTACACTTTGTCATATCACTTAATTCCCACTCACAACAATTACCTTCAATTCCTTTAGACCACGCGTCACACCTCTTATTAACACACGGCTGAATTTTAGCCTTTGTCGTGTTAGTTGACTGTTGAGCGAGTTCATCTAATCTGTCGGCAATTCGTTCTGCCGCAAGAGTAAGACTCTCAATAAGACGATAACTTGTTTCCTCTAAATAAAATCCTTGTGACACTGCCGACCTCCAATCAAATTTAAGAGCGAAATTGCAACCAACGTTCCAGATTATGCGAAGTGTGCTGCTATAATATTTGATATACTAGAACGAATGTCATTGATAATATCCTCATCACACGAGTAAAGATCGTATCCTCTACGATCTGATATATTCCTCATAATTTCCTCAGCACATTTTGCATAGTCTGTGTTGGGTTTAGCCGCTTCGGCGGAGTTCGCCGATTCAATATTACTCTTAGGAGAATTGCTTTCCAACTTAGCAGCAAGATTTAACCTTTCTGCAATCCATTCAGCAATTTCAGGCTCGTTACATTTACATATTGCATTACCTAAAGGTGATGATGGTCTTACTAACAACCGTTCTTTACGTCTACACTCATCCTTCCAAGATTCTGGCATGCGTTTATATTGACGTTGGTCAACGAAATAACCTTGATGCCATCCAGCGTGTTTATTATCCATAAGCAATTCTCCTTACAATTTTTAGGCGAATTAAACCCAACGTTCCGCAAACTACCGCTGTTGCGCTATTTTTTCCATTCACAAACCTTGTCATAAAACTCTGCTAATTCTAATGATATTCCACATGATTCATACACTTCAATAAATTCATCTAACAAAGCAATGGCGGTATTTGTCGTGTTAGGTGAAGTTTTTTCGCTTCCACTTTCCTGAGAATTTGACGGCACTGGAACCATCCATTCGATTATATCACCTGTCGGTACGCCCATAACCCAATCTTCAAAACAAAAATCGCCATCCTCAAACAATGCAAACCCCCACGCCAATCCATTTGACGCAATAACCAATGTACCTTCTTCTGGTAAACTATCTTTTACATTTATCCACATAGTCAAATTCTCCTATAATCTCAAAAAGAAAAAATTTCCACCTAACGTTTCAGACACCGCCAGATGTGCCGCTACGCCTAAAATTTATCACCTCTTAATACTTCAGCGTATGATTTACATTCTGGCAGATATTCAAGATAGCATCCTATTCTACGTCTAACGCATGTTGTACAAAGGCATTTCTGGCTGTCTGTGTTGTCGGATGCGGAACGCAATGCTTCCACATGATCGTAAAATTTAACCCACCTACCCTTTTGATTGTCACCTTGCGCCATATCCAAACGCATACCGTCTGGATGAAAATAATATCGATTTAAATTTTTCATATAATAATCTCCCATAAGTGAAGTTTCCGACAACGTTTGCTAAACGGCTGACAGTTTCTTGTATAGTTTGTTCCAAAGAATTAACTCGTCGTCATTTGCACATCGTTTGACAAATGAATCAAAGCTGTTTATATCATCACAAGAAATTTCAGCCTTTGGCTGTTGAATGTCTGTGGAGTTGTCAGCTTCCTTAGAGCTTTTAGGAGAATTAAAGAGGTGCTTATTAGCAAGTTCCCACTTTAAAACTTCCTTAAAATCAACTCCGCTTTCTCGCATAGCTTTCCAGTTTAAATCAACAACAGAAATATTATTATCAATCATCCACCGTTTTACTTCTTCGGGAACGGCCATAGTAATTCTCCTTTATAATAATCGTTTTGACAACGGAATTGCATTCAACTACAGATTATATGAAATAAGTTCCTTTACTTTTTTTTGAGATAGCCAGTATAAGCCTTTGTAAATACGCTCGTTGGATAGGCTTAGTATTTTAGCTACCAATAAACCTAATCTGATAATATCATCCCATGTCCATTCAGGCAAATTGTTTTTGTCTATGTCCATTTTGTCTGATATTTCAAATTGATTAACTTTCATAATCCTCTATCTTCTTCCCCGTTTGTTATAAATTACAATGTATGGTATTTCGGGATACTCATGCTCAAAGAGTGCTTTCTTTAGTTTCCACAAGTCAGTCGAGAATCCCTTAAATTCATGCACTTCTTGTTTTCCATCAAAGTCGGTTAATAGAAAATCTACCCTGTGATTACAAACGTGTTTGCCGTCTTTACCGTGCAAAGGAAATGTTACCTGTGTTTTGTATTCAGCAAGATCGGCTGCCTTTACTCTAAGTTCCAGATCGTTACAGTAAGCAGCTTCCCCCCTGCTGTCGTGCATGTGCCCCTGATTACAACGACACCTGTCTGAGTGATATTTATTTCTTCTGTATGTTAGCATTAGAACTCCGGTGGTGCGTCAGGGTCGTCTACTTTAAAGGGTAGTTCTTCCGGTTTATAGAAAAATATATGGTCAACTAAACGATTCCACACGGTTTTAATTTCTTCTTTCCCGAACTCCTTGCTTGATTTATTTATCAATGCTACTAAAATTTGCGTAGCGTTTGTTTTTGCGTTGCCAAGTGCCATACCGTCCTGCCTATCGTGGTGTCTTTCTTCTATTCCTTTCTCTATTGGGTTTGTTGGACGGGAATATTCCTCTATCGGTTTTGCCTCGCTTTTTGGGTCTTGTGCTATGAAATTAAGATTCTTATATCCCTTATCCTCAACGACTATACTTACAATGTCGTTCTCACACCAGTTTTTGTTAATGTCATCGGGAAAACTTGTAAGCAACCTGTCCCGGTGCTCGTGTGTTTTAATCTGTACCTGAGTGTATGGTTTACCTTTCTTTGACTTCTTCTCCTCACGATTTACTGATGTTAATGTTACCCACATATTGTCTCCTTTTAAAATAAAATACCGTTCATTTTGTCAAACAGCTTTTTCGTTACTTCCAGATCACGCTTGCAATATTCAGAAATTTTATTCTTACCCTCGTCTGTTTTGATAAGGTCTTTTATGGTTGTCACATCAAAGTCGATTTTCCCCTCACCTAAAAGTACATTGGCAACCGTGTCAAGCTTCTCATAGTCCCGCCAGTTTCCCCATACCTGCATTAAATCACAGTGCGGGGTGGTATTGTAGCGTTTCATCCAGAAGGACATAGGTGGAGAAATCTTGACACCGAGAATGAGCGCTCGCTTATAAACAAAAGGAATATCAAAACCCATTCCGTTCCAAGTGGCTATTTTGGGGCTATTGTTTCCGCCGAAATTTAAAACGCCTTCTATAAACATTTCGATCATGCTTTTTTCGTCGTCATGTAGTATGCAATATGGTTCTTTGACAAAAGTTCCAATACAGGCAATCTTTCCAAACATTGGATTGAGCGCCATGCTGTCAATTTGTTTTTGTTTGGCATCCCCATAGATAACCTTGCGTTTTTCTTCATCTTTTGTGTTACCATATTTCACAATAGGCTCAGGCAGTTTGTCTATCATTTCCTCATTTGGCATGGTCTCAATATCAATTACCGTGTACTCCATTAAATACCCCTTTTCTCACAGGTCGTACAGTGCCCGTGTTCATTTGACATATTAAATTTAAGCATCCCGCCACACTGAGGGCAAGATGTTTGTTTTCTGATAACGTGTGTACTTTTGCTTAAATCCTCAAACCAGAACCATGCATACCGTGTACCGTTGGGATGTTGGTATCCTGTAAAACTATGTTCGTCGTGCTGAGGCTTTCCACCTATTGGAAGTATTTTTCCGTTATACTTCTGATTTGCTTCCCCTATCATTTGTTTTTGGAGTGTACTAAGCATTGGCAACCTCCTTATCGAATAGGTGAGAATACTTGCGATTAATTTCTTCCTGTACGTTTTCAAGTGCGTATAAATAAATATGACGTGGCATAGCTGAATTTTCAATATCAATCATATTACTAATAGCTTCAAGTATGTATTCAACCGCTTCTTTCTGCCCCTCTATTTTATAATGGGTTTCAAGCATTTGCAATTCGGCTGGGTCAAGCTTCTCTTTTGCTGTATCCAGTGTCCAGTGTTGTGATGACATTGTTCCTCCAGTGTGAGTTTAGCAATTAATCATTTCATCTATTTCAACATAAGCTATTTCGTGTCTCAAATAATCGGCACAACTTTGAATATCCTTTATGTGAAAACCTTTAAAAATATCGTGCTCATCATTAGGGTCAACAAGTACCTCAAGGATATTGATAGCATCCTCAAGCTTTTCTATTGCTTCGTTGATTTGTAGTATCATGTGATGACTCCTTGTTAAAGTGATTGAATAAACGATTGTATGTCAAACTCTTGCGTAGGGTCGTATTTTGCAAATCTCTCAGGCTCATACTTCGTTGCCCGCTTCATACGCATCTTCTTATCCCCCTGCTTGCCAAGCTGACGCTGTGTAGGCTGCGGGGATAGCTGCTCTATCTCAGGCCGGTTTACTCCGTCTCTACAGTGTCTCATTTATTTGTTCTTTTGTTAAAGTGAATGTGATTTATTTGGATTGCTTGCATTTGGATATACCTTGTTTAACAAAATGCAACCTGATTCTACCATTTGTTTTATCCAATATCTTTCTTTGTCTTTAACGTATTCTTTGCCTTTATTTTCAATCATTTCAAATATGTATAACACCATATTTTTACCATCTTCTTTTAGTTTTCCCCAAAGTCGTGATATTTTGCTGGTTTGTTTACAATAAGAATGTTGAATATATCTTTGGATAGGATTAAAGGTTTTTCCAACATAAATAATCTTACCAGTATCAGGGTGTTTTAACCCGTAGATAAAAGCAAATTTTTTGTTTTTGTTTATATTATTGAACATCATTTTTGCGGTTATCTTCCCACTTCAAAATTATTTCGCTTGATACCGATTCCTGTGTGTGCTTGACAAGGCCGTAGCGGTTTCTACGCTTTACCTCGTCGTTAACTACGTCCCTTGCTTTTTTAGAAGTGTTGATATGAAACTGTTTCATTTATACCTCCGTATTTTAAGTTCTATATAAGTATAACTTATGCAAAAATAAAAGTCAAGTAAAAAATAAATAATTTTTAAATAATTATTATCCATGTCTATAATATACTACAAAATTTCCGAATTGTATCAAAATATTTTAAAAAAACAAAAAAAGCCCCGCCGGAGCAGGGCTATTATAGAATGAATATCTATATATTATTATGGATTTCCGTTCCTTCTTCCCTCTTTATATCCCAGAAGCCTCTCAACCTTTCTGTCTACATCGGCTATCTGCATAGTAAGCTTGTCCATTTTTGTTTCCATACGGAGGACAGTTTCGTGATATTCTTCTCTCATTTCGGTTATTTGTATTTCCGCAGCTTTTACCCGTGAGTTTAGCGAGCCGTACCCGAATACCACCCCACCACCGATTACTGTAATAGTAATAAATACAGTAGCCCAGTCTTTAATGAGTTTCATTTTAGTCCTCCAAGTCGTTTGTTAAATTGTTTAACAGTAGCTTGTATTTTGTCTTCGTATTCCTTTTTCTTTCTGAGATTACCGAGTTCGTCGAAACGCTTTTTTCTCTTGTTAAGTTCTTTTAACTCCTTCTGCATGATGTTTAATTCGGTTGAGCGTATAGTCCTTTTCTGTTTAAGTGAGGCATAATAATTAGGATAAGCCACTCTAAGAAACTGTGGAGAGAACGGCTGCTTCATTGTCACCCTTAGTTTGGGCTTCTGTTTTTCTCTGATTTCCGCTGCTTTTCTTGGATTGGTTTTGAGATATTCCTTGTAATCGGCACGTATAGCCTTTAGCTTGTCAGAGTGTTCATAGAAGGTTTGTACGTTTTGAAACTCAGGCACTTCACCAAGAAATCTTCTCACTACAGGGATAGAACGAACAGAAACTTCTTTCTTTGTTGCGACTTTGCTTGCTACACTAATTAGCTGATTAATCTGTCTCCCTGCACTGCCCGTAAAATATTCAGCTACATAATCCATTAAATCTGGTGAAATATCTATCATTCCCGGTTGATATTTTGAACCACCTGTAAGATCGTTTAAAGTCTGAGCTATCTGCTTGCTTTGTTCGGAAGTAGATTTAAAATATTGATGTGCTTTTGCTTTAGGCACACCGAACTTTTCTTCCTTCATTATAGGCGCACCAAAGAAATTCTTGTTAAGAGAAAGGTCTGTTGCCCACCTACCTATTGTTGGGGTAATTGTTTGAAGCCACGAAGCCGAACTTCCAAGTGGATTAAAGGCATTCCCTATTGCACTTCCTACCATAGCCGCAGATTCAAGCAAACTATCTTTATTTCTATTGTGAACAGCTTTATCTGTCGCCTGTCCCAAAGCATGAAAAATATTATAACCATAAGGAACGGGAAACTTAAAATAATGTATACTGTTTAAAAAACCATCCTTGTCAAGCGTCTTAATTCCCGGTCTCATTATGATGATATTGTTTTCTTTTATCCAGTCCGGTATCTTATCATAATAGTTCTCGTCATCGTCATCTTCGCCTGCAAGCCAGCGGTTCATTTGAGCTAAAAGAAATGAGCCTACCGTAATGCTACCTACTATCTTTCGCACTCTTGGGTGTTTTATTGCTCTATAAAGTCTCGCCACACCTTGTACGCTTGCATTAGAGAAGATGTAAAAAGCATTCATCATAGCCCCATATTCACCCTTTTTATTAAAATTTACTGTGATGTTCTTAGCTATACTTGCCGCTCTCTGTTTAGATACCCCACGCTTTCTCATGGCTACGTATGTAGCTAATCGAGTACCATTTTCAACTGCTTCGTTTGCATTTAATACAAAATGTTTTAACGCTCTTGCATATTTTCTTATCTGATTTTTATTTCCTGGTTTAAGCAATGATATTTCCTGCACAAGTTCTTTTTGTACTCTATCAATACCCCTTAAACCAAAAAAGCCTATCTTTCCCCCTTCTTGTTTAAATTCTCTATACCATTGAGTCCATTCCGATTCTTTTCCTCCACGCTCAACACTCCACACCGCGGGCATAGCTTTTACTATTGAGTTTTTAGCAATATCCTTCCCTACACTAATAGATTCTTTAAGAGACAATTCTTTTTCACCCGCTATATTTATTAGTGCTGTTTGTATATCTCTACCAAAGTTAGTAGGTATAAACCCCGCCGACAGAGAAGTGTTCACCATGGCAAGATATCTATTTACATATCCCGTTACTTGTACTACTATGTTAGCTTTTTCTGCGCCCATGTTCACCATAGCTTTGGCAAGCCCTAAATTCTTTATGGTGATATGATATTCCTTACCATCGACCTTAACCGACATAGGTTCAATAAGCTTGCCCGTTTTAGGGTCTTTATATACCCTTACCTTTTCTTCCTTGTACTCAACTTCGCCCGTGTTCTCGTTAAATTTTGGTTTTATCTGAACTTCATCTATTTCCCACAAATCAGGATTGGGATTTTCACGGACATATCTTAGAAATACTTGCCCCACCTTGTTTTTGTTGGCTCTTACAATAGCTTCATTCATTTGAATTACAAGATGAGACAAAATGTTTCTTGCTTTAGACTTTCTTCCTAATGCCCTTTTTGATTCCTTTCCTCGTATATCAAAACCACGCCCCACTTTCATGCGTGTTTCTTCTTCACCTATACCTCTTAACGGAACATAATATTTATAATTCTCCCAAGCTTTTTTAGTTTCTGCATCAATAAGCCCTGCATCAAAAAGCACTCTTCTTATGCGAGAAGTAATATCATCAACTATTTTTCCAAGCTCATTATACTGGTTTGCTTTTTCTGATTTTTTTACTTCTGATAATATGGCATCGGCTTCGACATCTTCCATTCCTGAGCCTGCTATATCTTTTTCCCTGAATTCGGGATTGATTTTATTGATATAAGCGTTCCGCTCTTTCGCATGTCTCGCATACAGATATTCTTCAAACTTCTCTAAGGGAATGTCTGCTTTGACAAGTTTTTCTCTAAGAGGTTTAAAGTGATTATCTTCAAACTCATCAAGCATTGATTCTATCTTGCTATCTATTAACTCCGCCTTTGTATAAGTATCCATATCCTCACTAATATCAGGAGTAATTATGTCTTGCAGAACCTTTAGTCGGTATCGTTTATCTACCCACTTTTGAACAAATCTCTCAGAGAATGTTTCTTCCGGTACTTTATTGGTAGATATATCCTTTGCAAGCATAGTTGTAGGTTCTGGGGTGGGTTTGGGTTTCGGTTTTCTTCTCTTGATAGGTTTTTTAATTTTTTTCTTTTTTAAAATGCTTGGTTCAGTTTCTTTGAAAGTTCCCACATTTCCTATTGCGGATTTTATTTGAGTGGGTTCAAAGGCAATTATAACCTTTTTAAGTTTACCAAAATCAGGGTCTTCTAAATCACCAAAATCAATAATAACACCATCTTTGTTGTCATCAATAGCGGAATCCACGTAGCTATTTATTGCTTGCTCAACATATCCGTAGGGGCCAAATTCACCTAAAAAATCTTTCACAAATTTATCAAAGCTTCCATCAAACTCACCCTTTTTAATCAAATAGTCACGCTCTGTTTTTAGAACTTTTTTTGCGTCTATTTTAAGTGGGTTTTTTACGCTTAAATATAATGGAATTTGTTTTTCCCCGTAAGACTTTGCCATTTCTTTTGTCTCTGTAAAAAACCAACCCTTCTTAGATTTTGTGTCGCCAAAATTTTTTCCTCTTAAATTCTTGTCAAAAACATCAAAATCTTCATCTGTCCCATGATATACAACCAAAGGCTTTCCCTTTTCATCCTTAACCTTTGATTCCCCAAACCACTTTTTAAACTCAGGTGTTTCTGTCTTGGGCTTTGCCTTTTCAATATCTTTTGCCAATTCAACCGTCGCCGCTACCTCTCCCTTAATCCCCTTAACCTTTCGTATCTCTCCTACCATACTGTTTATAACGTCATCTACGCTGTCTTTCGCTACTCCTAAGTCGATAAGAAACTTCTTAATATGCTTCCATACCTGATAGGCTACTCCCTGCTTCTTGGGATTGGCAAGGTGCTGTTCTACGTTAGAGGCTATCCATTCTGAGTATACCAAGTCCTCGGCTTTGGTGGGGTCTTTTGCCATTTCTTCTTTATAGGCTTCACGGATTTTTTTTACAAGGTCACTGTCTTTCTGCAGCTTATATAGGGAATTCATCCTTTTTGCTATAGTAGGATTCTGCTTTAGAACATTCGCCGCCCCTGCGTGTCCTGCTATTTCGTGGAAGAGTGTAGTTGCTGTTTCCTGTGCGGTATTGGCGGGATTGATTACTATGTTAAACCGTCCCTTGTCATACCATATAGCTCCCTTGTCTCCTTTTTTGAGAGTGTACTGTCCTTTGTTGCCGTAGTGTTCGGCAAAGGTAATTTTACTACGTTTCCATAGTTCGGGGGAAACTTTCTTTTCTACTTCAGTGAGAGACTCTTTGAAAGTAGTAGGGGCTATTTGTTTCTTTAAATGATATTGTTGTGCAAGTGAAGGTGGTCTATACCCTTCTCCTCTATAAAAAGAATTCACGAACTTTAAAAATTCTCTTTTATTATTAAACGAACCAGAGTCTTTCCTTTTGCCTTCGCTTATATCAACATATATTTCTTTTGCTATATCAGCTAATTTTTCTATTTTATTTAATTGTTGGTCGGTGGGTTCAGTGCGAATATCTATATTTAATGCCTTTCCTGCATTTAATACTCTTATGCTTTCTGTTTTATCTAAAAATTCATCAAGGGCTTCTCCGGGTTCTGTAATTTTTGTATCTTCAGGCAATGCGTCTAATGCCATTTGCCTATGGTCTATACCCCGTTGTTCACTTTTAACTGCCCTTCCATCAGTTAATATAAAGCCAATATCTCCAACATTTTCCGTTGTCCCGTGTTCCTTTATTACATTGCTCACTAATTTGTTTTTGTATTGTTTTCTCTTAATATCTACCTTTTCTTCTTTCGGTGCTTTTCCAACAAGCTTATTAAATTCATCCCTTCCACCCTCCAAACCCGGTTCCGCATCTCTCCTAACTTCGTCAAAGTCCCATGAATCTATTTCCTTTTTCGTGAACCTTGCGCCTGTTGATGTTTCAATTGCTTCGTATATCTCATTAGGATATTTTTGTAACCCTTTCGCCAACAACGGCTTTTCAGGTTCTTTTGCCTTCTCCGGCTTCTCCACGGGCTTCTCGGGTGCTTTGGGTTTGACTACTTCTGCTATTTTCCACGAATCATCTCCCCAAATTTCAGGCTCTTTTCCCTTGCCATGAATAGCATCTATAGCTTCTTGTTTAGATGGGTATATGGTGTGTCCGTGTGGATCACCATCTTTCATTTGTGTTACTTGCCAATTGCCAACTTTCTCAGTAGACGGATGCAACAAAAACTCAGTATCCTTGTGTTTGTCGCTAATATAACGTGTAACATCCTTTTCTCCTACAGGCTTCTCAGGTTCAATCGCTTCTTTTATCTCCTCTTTCAGTGGTTTTACGGGTGTCAGTTGTTCTTTAGAAAAAACTACCACTTCTGGTTTTTCATTCTGTCCAACTTCTAATATAAGTCCATCATACCCTTTTTTCTTTAACGCGGGTATTAATAACTTTTCCTCAAGCAACGATTCGTCAAACTGATCGCCCATCTCATCATATATTTTCTTAGCATCTGGATATTTTGAATATTCACCGAGAATAATATCTTTTGCTTTTTGCTTATCAAACACTTCCTCTAAAGCTGTTTGTCTATCCTCAGTTCTAAGCGGGTTCTTGATATCAACATTGTATGTTTCAACTTTCCCCTTTGTTCTTTTGGCAAACTCCTCTGCGGTTGTTTTTTCTGGAGTAAGGTGTATTCCGGGTCTTTCTGTTTCAAAAGATATTCCACCACGATAGAGTGGCTTTGATTCTATCTCCTCTTTCAGTGGGGGGAGTGTTTCTTTTTTTGGTGCGGGTTTAGGTGGCTCCTTTGGCATTTCTTTAATGCCTGTTTTTTCAATAGGGGGTGGCTTCGGAAGCTTTGCGAGTTCTTCTTCTGTGGGCTTATAGGGCTCAAACTTTTTAACTATCGGCTTTTCTTCTTCTGTTATCGGGGGTGCCTTTTCTGCGGCTTTTTCAGCTTCGTACTTTTCCTCTCTTACCCTGCGCTCCTCCGGTGATACTGCTTTGACTTCTTCTTCTAAGGCGGGTAGTCCTTTTTCAACGAATTCTTTTCTGACTACTTTGCCCTCTTCGGTTTTGACGAAACCTTCGGGAACAATATCACCCCTCTTTAACGCTTCCTGTCGTTGTGTTTGTGCTGTAACCGCTGCTCCTCCTCCTGCCCCGGCTGCCCCCAAAGGAAATGCCACTAACCCCTGATACAATCCGTTCTTTGTAACTTCCCAGAAATCACCTACAAACTGTTCGGCTCTTTCCTGATTAGATTTACCTTTTGACTTTGCCCATATTTCCGTTATTGCTTCGGGATAGGCTTGTAGCCATTCGGTAACAAATTCCGTTCCCCCGGCCTCAACAATTTCCTTTAATACTTTTGAAGCAGTTTTTCCCGGCTTCCACACGCTCATTACCTTACCGATACCTATTTGTTCAAGAGGTGCCTGTAGAACAGCATCGGTTATTCCCGCAGCTAAAGCCCTTTCGGGCTCTACACCCTGTTCTACAAGTTGCTCATATTTACCGCCTGCTATTTGACCTCCCATAAATGCTACGCCTGCGGCTGGCCCTCCCGCTGCCGTTGCTGCAATTTGTGTAGTTATCTGCGGGGCTATCATAATCACATCCTGAACATATCCTTTTAATCCGGTTGCTTTCTTAAATTCCGGGTCTGGTTGATAGGCTTCAACTACATAATTAGAGGCTTTGTCTATTTCCTTAAACACGCCTATGTCGCTTGTATGTTTTTTAACCTCGTCTTCCTGTATCCGTGCGAACCTATCCCATGCGCTTGCAGATTTTTCGTCTCCCTTTGCCCTGAATTCATCGGCTTTCTTTTTATATTCCTTTGCCTTGCGCTTTGAGTCTTCAAGATATTTTTCAGATTCACCCTTGCTTGCCAATGCCGAACCCTTCATATACTGAGCTAATTGGCGGGGAACTTGCTTTACCCCTTCTATAAGACTCCTGATAGGTTGTATTCCCGGCGTTGGTTCCGGCTCCTCTAATTCTGCTCCCTTTCCGGTAAATATCTCTTCCGCTATTTGCTGTCCGGTGTCCGGTGCAAATATACGTGGTTCCGGCTCTATGGGTTCTGCGGGTTGAATAGCAGTAGTGCCTATTTGGGTAGTTTCCGTGGCGGGCTCCAAAGGCATTTCTGTCTGTATGGCAGGTGCAGCGGTGGGTTCTTCCGTAAAACCAAATTCCTTATCAAACTGAGAAAACATATCCTCAGATGGTTCGGTTGTGGTAAAGCCAAATTCCTTGTCAAATTCGTCAAAGATTCCCACTATAGCTGTCCTTTCGCTTTCTTTTCAGCTATGTAATCTTCAATTACTTGTGGGCTTACACCTTTTTTCGATAGTGTGTCTCGTATAGCCTGCTCCATTTTGCCTATGGGTTGTGCCGAAGGGGGCTTTTGTGTTTGTATTCCCTGTCTCCCGGCTACCGTTCCCTGTCTACCTATTTGCTTTCTTCCCCCTGCTGCCGGAGGTACACCAAGCGGGCTTTTTATAGTAGGTGCGCCTTGAGGATATTGTGTTGTTTGTGTTTCGCTTATTATTTCATGAATATCAGCATTGGGATTTTCTGCTTTTAATCTTATTGCCTCTTCTGTTCTCTTTGACTTTTGTCTTTGAATTCCAAGTTTTCCATCGGTATCTTTAATTATGTCTCCTATTTCTACCGCCAAGTCTTCTCCGCCCTGTTGTACTGTTAGTGGGTCTATGCCCTGTTCGGTTAATTGTTGAATTTCATCAGGAGTTAAAGCATCACCTTTTTGCACACGGCTTTTCAAAGAAGTAAGCATTCTCTTATCATCTTCAAGGGACAATTCAACGCGGGTATCGTCGTTTCTGAATTTTCTTAATAAATCCAATTCTTTTAAGGCATTGTCAACCGCATCCTTCCCATACCCTCTTGCCAACATTTTTCTTTTATATTCTTCATTAGCTTTTTGTTTTTTAATATCCATTCCTGTAGGCAAATACTTCCCACCGAATTCCTCAAACTCTGTAGTTGTAATTCCTCTACCTGCGGGGAGTCTACCATAAGCTTCTTCTTTTGTTCGTGCTGCGGGTTCTTTTTCTGGAGGTAAAGTTTTTTGTCCAAAGGTAGGTTCATATTTAGTAAATCCACCTACTTGTCCACCTTCTGAACTATAAGCACCTGCCGGGGCACCTTCAGCTTTTGATGGAACATACGCCGCGCCTTCTCTTGCAGCAGGCTGATATCCTGTGGTTTCGGTTACTTGTCTCTCAGGAGTCTCACCACCTTGTATGGCTGTCTGCACCTGTGGTGCCACTTCCTGTGTGCGTATGCGTTTCTTAGCGTCTTTTACAATAGACCCATAGGCTTGTGTGAGCCTATCTATATATTGACCGGGATTTTTTTTGTCGACCTGTGTGGGCTGTGGAATCATGCTAATATTGGTGCTGTATTCATCAAAGGTCATCTGGTTAGAGTCGAGTAGTGGTTGTACCATAGCGCCATACTGCTTTTTAAGTGTCTTCCATGTAAGCTCCATGTCGCTCCAGTTTTTCTTAGCTTCCTCTACGGCTATTCTGCGCTGTTCCTGTAGATATTCGTATTCCCTGTCGGCACGTATTTCACCGGGGATTTGTGCAATTGCACCACCTAAAGCCGCTGCTCCTGCTCTGATTCCCGTTCTTGGTCTAACATATTGTGCGGGATTATAAGGCATATTATCTCCTCATAAAATTATTTAAAAAGTTACTTTTCAAAACTTCCTGTGAATTCAACATTCCCATAACCTTGCCAAACTGATTTTCCCTTGCAGTTACCCCACGGTCATAGGCACGTTCTTTGCGAGATTCTTTTGCTTCCCGTTTTTGAAACATAAGCTGTTCTTTAGAAAGTCCAAGTCTTGCCTTTTCCATTCTCTCCGTGGCTGCAATTCTTGCCTGTTCGTCTTTGCGCCTTAATGCTTCCATAGCCCTTGCCTCTCGCTGTGCGTGTTCAAGGTCTTGGCTTTCAAGTGAGTCGCCTACCATACCACCTATAAAGGTAACAACTGCACCTAATAATGTTGCTAATGCCATAATGACTCCTTATACTGAAGTTCTTAATTGTATCATGTCTTTTTTGCCCGTTTTGGCATCTATTACCCAGAATCTCTGCATTACCTGATTTGCTGCGATTCCTTCTCCTGCAACCTCTTCATAGCTATCTATTATAACCTGTCTCTTGTTTCCCTTCAGGTCGGTATAGGTTACCATTTTTCCCCTTAACTGGTTCATTTCCTCTTCGCTTATTGGCATTAGTTCGTCTTGTGAACCGGACATTGTAAGGTTTTTGGTCGTCCCTTCTCCGCTTACAGGATTCTCTCTGATTCTGTCCATGAAATCATTAAATACGTGGTCTTCCGGAACACCATACTTTTCCCGGACAAAAGGATTGTCATTTTCTAAAGCCTTTCCTATTTCTTCCATTTCGTCACTTGAATAAGTGAACCCGCCATCAGATTTAAGCAGGTCGGTTTCCCTGTCGTGCTTGTTATAAAGCTCATAGACCTCACCGTATTTTTCTTTCATCTTTTCCTGTGCTTCTTCCCATGTCTTAGGCTTATCTAAGTCTTCCCACACGTCCTGAGTGAACCAATCCATTTCTTCCTGTGGTACATGAGAAGCTTGAAAGTCTTCGTAGTTTTCCTTTGGTGTCTGGTCTCCTGTTCCGGTTCCACTTCCCGGCCCCGCACCTGTTTTTGTTATATGTTTCTCCATAAATTCTTTAGAATATTCTGGATTATCTTTCATAAACTCATCAGCTTCAGTTTCATCGGTGAAAAATCCTACCTCGTTTCCAGCCTTGTCTTTAACAACCCATCCGTTTTCTACGTTCCACCCTTCCGGATTCTTAAACATATCACCCATTATTGCAAGCCACATATCCTTGTCTTCTTCATCAATATAGCCCTGATCTATCCATGTGTCTACCATTTGCATCTGCTTATAGAGAGGGTCGTTCATTAATTGCTGTTGCTTGTAAATGCTTTCTACATCACCCTCAGTCAAACCAAGAAGGTCTAACGTACCGTCCTGTTGCATTACTTTTACTGCGTCTTCCCATGACATACCACTTGCTATGAGTCCACCGAGATTGTTCCAGCCCTGATTAAACTTGCCTATGTTTTCCTGAGTGAGACTGTTAGAGAAGTCAATGTCCTTTCCGTACATATCCTGAAACATAAGGCTTGCCTGTTTGAAGTTATCCTCTCCTCCTTCTGCTAAGAGAGCGTTAATGGTGTCTAACTGCTTTCCATATTCATACTGGTCTTTGGCAAATTCAAATTGCTCCTGTGCCTGTTGAAAGTTCATTCCCTGAAGTCCCAACGCCGCTAACTTTTCAGCCGCTCTTTCGCTTGCCTGCATCTGTTCAATACCTCCTTTAGCAGCGATATCGCCTAATTCGATACCGTGTAGCCTCTGCATCATAAGCCCTCTTGCCGCTGCTGTAGACTCTCCGAGCCTGCCCTGTGCCGCCTGCTGTGCCCCCACAAGTCTTTCAGTAGCCTGTCTCGCTGCGGTATCATCCATCCACTTCTGATACAATGCTTTTTGTGCGGGGCTTCCACCCTGCATCATCTGTTCTACCCATCCCATACCCTTTTTATACATATTCTCGTAGAAATCCTGCTGTTCGGTGGTAACGTCCGCTTCCGGTTGTGGGGTAGGTGTAGGTTCGGCTCCCGGTATTACTCCGGTAACAGTATCCGGTGCCGTCCCGATTGCTGAAACAGGTGGTCTTCCCGCAAGTCCCGGCTTTGGCTGTGTTATATTAATGTCCTGGACATCTCCTACCGGTTCACCAAATGGGTCTTTTGTCTTTGGCAATGGCTGTATGGGTGTTATATCCTGTGTCTGTGGTGTTATCGGTTGCGTTATGTCTATCGGTTTAATATTCTGCGGTTGCGTTATATTCACAGGCGTGACATCGGGAACTACTTGCTGTGGTTGAAAAGGTTGCCTTGCTGCCGGAGTCTTACGTGGAGATATAATACCCCCCTGTTGCATTCCGCCCGCCCTGCCCGTTTGTTCGTCTCTCAGTAAATCACGTTGAGATACTACCTGAACAGAGCCATCCGGCAACTGTCTATATGGTTCTCTCTCATGCAGATTAACAGGCCCACGCGCTGATTGCATTTGCATAGCAGGCATGTTAGGCTGATTAATCCCGTCCGGCCCATAGCCTGTATTTCGCCACATACCGAATCGTGAGCTTACCGGAGAGACAGTATAGTCCACCTGCGACTGGCGCTTGTCTTGCTGAGCCTGTCGTTTATGCTCCTTAACCCAATCAAATTTACCCATTTTAATATTCCTTATTTGATTAACCGAATATCTGAATCCCCCTTGCATTCGTTTTAAGCATATTAATAGCCTTATATGCAATTGGATGTACTACATTACAAGCGAGCCTTCTGGTCTTGTAGTCGTTTTCGTTCTCACCCCAAAGAATACCATTTACTTCAGCCCATGTAGTATCGTCTGTTCCATCTCTTGTGCTTACAAATATACCCCTCGGCCTGAATTGCTCTTTATTATGAGAACGCTTATCGCTGCCTCTGTCTGGGTTAGCTATCCAGAATATACCGCTTGAATGAGTAGTAGCCCAGTTATCTGGTATTTCAATACTTTGTTCAGCAGGAAAATCCGCATTGATAGACATAATCCCTCCTTATCTCAAATTTGACTGCCAGTCCAGTGGGATATTGCGATTGTGAACAGTGTTTGTTTTGTAGCCAACGAGAAAATAATTGACAATAACTTCACTTACTTCTGAATGGGTTGTATCGAGATGGATACGCGCCTTTACAATCATATTTGAGCGTGGTTTCGCATCCTTGTTCCCGTAAAACTCATGGAGAGAAACATAGGTCTCGAATGTTTTTGCCTGCTTAATCTTAACATCGTGATTGACAGGCCCATAAGTATTACAGATAGGATACAACGTCCCATCAAGGTCTCTATGGAGACTCTTAAAAAAGAAATTAGCCACAAGCCTTACCTCGTCACTCTGGTGCCCCGGCAGGTTGTCTTCACCCGTCTCAAAAAAGGTGTAGAACTTTATCGCCCCGCCCGCATAGTCATCCATAAGATATACTGACGGATAGATATATTCTGTCGAAGCATCGAGAGAATAACCCCCGATTGTTCTTGTGGTAGGAACTGTTAACGTAGCTCCCTGAGCATGAACACTCGCAGCAGCCGCGTCAATAAGCATCCACCGATACCACTGGTCTTCGTCCATTGAAGGCCATTTTGCAATTACATTGTCTGAAAACAGGGCACGTGCTCCCTGTATGTTGATTGGTGATTGATAGTTCACATCTGACTCCTTTTGTTAATGTGAAAGGTCTCCGATTCTGTCTAAATGAATTTTGTTTGTAGAATAATGCCAGTGTATCTGACATACTATTACATCTGTTACTGCCGATTCTGATTGCACAAAACTTAATCGTGCAGCAACTTCATCATTTATTTTAATAGCGTTTTTTCCTGTAATATTAACGGGAAAGGTAGCAAGAAACAGCGTTCCCTGCGCCGCCTTGCCAATTTTAACATTTGTTATTACGGTCTGGTTTCTCTGCTCAACTTCATGAATCCCTTTCATGTGATATAACATTTGAAACTGAACCATATCATCATTCCCGCCTTCTAAATTACTCTGGTCGGTCTCAAAATAAATATCCACAAAGGGTGTTTTTTGTGTACACCAATCACTGTTTATCGACATATTCATATATATGTATTCAGTATCAGCATCCAGATTAACACCACCAAGACTACTTTGAGAAGACGCTACATTTGTTGCTCCGCTTAAAAATGAAGGCAAACTAAATGCAGGTATATATTGAATATGAAGCCATTGGCTGTTCAGGGAATCCCATTTACTCAGGACACAACCGGTAAATAAATTACCCAAACCGATTTCATTTACAGGCCGTTCAAAGTCCATTTTTAACTCCTTTTGTTAAAAATTTATTTATTTTTCTGCATAAGCTCTCTTATCTTCTGGTCTTGCTGCAAGATAATGTTATTGTATGATGTCTTTATATTATCGAACTGCATATTAAGTTGAAATAACATTTGTTCTACGCTGAGATTCTGCTGTGGCACCTGTGGCTGTTGCATCTGAGGTTGTGGTGCCGCTGATAGTGGTGTTGATTTTTTCTTCTTCATAATTTCTCCTTTTAACTTGCCGTAGGCAGTTATATGTTGTCAACTTCAGTTATTAAATCTCCAATATCACTTGCGGTATCCGTTGAATTTTGCGCCGCATCAGTATAAGCCTGCTGTGAATTTTGCAAATTGTTTTTAATAAAGGTTATTACCTTTGCCTTTGTTAATTGTGATAGCACTGTTTTAAAAGTATCCCAATCACTTACTGATTCTATTTTATTAATAAAAGCCATTTTTGTTTCCATTAGTTTCTGTTCGTCTGTCATAAGTCCTCCTATGCTAATTGGGTTTCTGCCCCAGCGTCATCAACAAACCAAAGCTCTGTGGTTCCGGCGTTATCTTTGCAATATAATTGTCCATATCCGGCATAATCGGTATTACCCCCAGCTGGCCCTTCCTTTATATAAACAGAAGCATTAAACCTAAGCTCTTGACTTGTTGCCGTAGCATTAAATATTCCATATATCATAGCTTCTAATCTACCAGTAGCCAAATTTGTTCTTGCCCTGTTGTCAATAAATAATTTATCGTCAGCGGTTTCATAATACCCTGCATTATTTCCCAGAAAAACACAATGGTCTTGGTTAGTAATCATACTCCATCCAGCACCATAACCAATACAAACATTATAATCAGCTCCAGTGTAAGTAGCCCCAGCTCCGCCTCTCCCCGCTTCATATCCTATTAACACACTATATTGCCCACGATAATAGCGACCTGCATTAAATCCAATTCCCACGTTGCCCCACTCTGTTAATACTGTATAAAGAGCCTGAAATCCAACCGCAGTATTGTATCGTGCAGAAGTCATAGAATAAGACGAATTAGTACCCACAGAACAATTAAATATTCCTGTATTAAGAGTATTAAAACACTGTGCACCGATTCCTATATTTTGATTGCCAGAGGTACACGCTGTTAAGCAATTATAACCAAGCGCAAAATTATAATCACCAGAACAACCAGCGCCACTATCGCCCATAGAGCCAGCACCTATAGCAACACCATAACTACCAGTATAATTAGCTGCACAGTCTCCCAAAAGAATATTTGACGTTCCATCTATAGAAAAAACGTCTATACTATTTATTTCATAATGTTGACCAGTAGCAATATTGCATTCTCCATTAACAGTAAGCCTTGTCCCATCTAAATACATTTCCTGCACACCCGCTACCGCCCAATTCAACTGTGTAGCTGAGTAATACATACCACAATCAGTATCGGCATCAAAACTGTAAGAAGGTGTCCCTACCGCTCCGTTTGCTGCGTATATGGGAACGTCTACGTCAATATTGGTAGTCTCAAATCCCATTATAAGGGCACCGCCGGTTGAAACGCCAAAATTATTTGCGCCTATTCTATAAAATCCGGTATCGGGGTCTCCTGAAAAAGCCATGCTCGGTGCTCCAACGGCTCCGTCAACAAAGTAATGTATAAGCACGTCTTGTATTTCAGTTGTAGAAATCGTTTGCCTTATAACACCGTTAGTTGTCAATCCTATTGTGTTTGCCCCAAATCGGTACATCCCCGTATCGGTGTCTGAGTCGAATGAGTAACTCGGTGCTCCCACTGCTCCATCTGCTGCATATATTGGTAAATCTATGTCTATATTCGTGGTCTCTATTCCCATGACAAGAGTATTGTTTACCGCAAATCCTATGTTGTCCGCACCTATCCGGTACATTCCCATGTCTCTGTCACTTATAAAACTGTAAGCGGGATTAGCGTCTGAGCCGTCCACAAGAAGTATTTGTGGTGCTGTAGCATCGTTTGTTATAAGTGCTATTCCGGCTCCACCTGCGGCAAAGCCTATTACATCATTAGCATTTCTATACATTCCCGTGTTAACATCAGCGTCAAAAGTATAACTCGGTGTCCCTGCCGCCCCGTCTATGTTGTAAATAGGCACGTCAACATCAAGGTTTCCCGCCTCTATCCCAACTATCTGTGCCCCGCCAACCGCAAAGCCTATATTGTTGGCTCCTATTCTATACATACCAGTATCAAAGTCAAGCGCAAATGAATACGCTGGCGCACCGACAGCCCCGTCTCCCATACCCAGAACATCACCCGCTATCCGGGGAGTGAGATAAGCTACAAACCTGTTCCACCAACTTGCGGTGGGGCTTGAATTGGGAGGATAGTATAGAATATCTTTCATTAACCTGTCTCCATAATAACGCCATACCCTGTTATTACAATAGCGTTTGCTACACTTGATCGTACACCAACGGAAGTGGGGTTTGTTATTCCACCAAATCCTCTCCATAGTTGAGTGGAGTTTGCTAAAATTGCAATGTCGTATCCCAATGAGTTCGCTATTCCCACAGATACACCGCTTGGGTTCATAAATAATCTATATGTAATTGCAGCATCCGTAACATTGGCGATAACTATTGACTTAATAATAATCGTCTTATATTCCGGGCATTGCCATACAAATTCATCATTAACAGAACTTGTCCTGTGTTGAAATAATAAATTTTCCTGATATGTCTGCATTTATACCGGATACCTCGGAAATGGTCTTATATTTTTTAACTTCTCAAGAGCTTCTTCCAAAAACCTTATCCTGTTCTCGTGGTCGATATTTCTCTGCCATAAATCCTTGAATGTTTTATTGGCATCACTCGCAACCTTTTCGGGATTCTCCTTCATTAATTTTGCGTCAAGAAACCTTGGCGCATTATGTGTATATATTTCTGACTTTTTCATTTATAGCAATCTCGGATTCCTGTGTTCTACCGTTGACCCCATCAAAGTAAAGGTAACTGTTTTCGGGGTAGACGCTCCAACGCCAATTGCAATACTATTGTCAAACATCTGCAATCCAGAAAGGGAGAAATAAATAATATCAAATCCCCCTGCATCTAATACTTCATGGTAAATAATTGCGTTTCCCCTGCCGAAACTCTCTCCTCTTGCGACATAGACATAAAAGCCAACATCTCCACCGGAAACATTACAGACATGAAGACTTTCAGCTACAATTTGCTGTCCTGATTCGTTGCGGTACATTTCCTCCGCTATCGTACTTGGTCTTTTGTGTATTAATAACATAATCACCTCAATAATTTCTATTTGTAAACAGGTTCGTATCCCCGATTTCCTCTATGTTCAATAACTGATTCGTAATAGTCGTCAATAGCGTCTTTGGATACCGTTCTCGGAAGCCGTCTTATGCTATAAACTTCTGCCTGGGAATTATTCATAAAAGCAGCGTTTCGCCCGTAACTCCCAAACCTGAATTTGTGCCATCCCATATCCGTTTTATTTTTATATACCCTTACCATGTCTCCACTGGTTTTTATAGTAAGAAGTATCCAACTGTTTCCGTCCCAATCCAATCCTACTTCCAGGGTCTCATGTCCGTTGTTTATATCAACCACCCATTCGTTCTTTTCATAGTGTAATCGTATCGACTGATTACCGTCAAAACTCCACAAACTTACGTTACCAACGGGGCTCTTAACCCATTGTAATATAGTGCTTTCTGTAACTGTGTTCAAGTCAATTGTTAAGCCATCCGAAGCTCCGAAAACAATTGCTGATTTACTATACTTATCAGGCCCTTCACTGAGATAGTCATAAGAGCCTGTAACTGTAAAAGCGGTTGCCCTGTTCACTAAAGGATTTTGAGAATTCCGTGCTATCCAGAAGTCCGGTGTTTTAAATTCCCTTCTTAAAGTGGTCTCTGTTTTGGTGTTTAACAAAGGTCCCGGCTTTGCATCGTGTTCGACTACTCTTTCCTGTACACCCGTACACCTGTAAGAGCTTGTGGTAGTATTTATCTCTAATTGTAATTGTCTGGCTTTGAGTTTCTTTCTAAATACCCAGTCTGCTTCCAGGGGAACTCTTTTAAGGTCATCACTGTGGACAATTTTTTGCCCCTCGTATATGACACCGCCCACCTGAAATTCATCCCTGAATCCGTCATCCCTGTAACCGTCTTTGTTCTTGTCCTCTTTATAAAAGGGCTTCATGTATACATAAGACTCATTATGCTCTATGTCCTGAAACTCTCCCTGTTTGGAAGTGTTTTCGGGAAGTCTGAACCATGTCGGTATTTCATATCCCCCCCTGAGATAGTCAAGGTTCATTAACCTGTCTAACCACTGTTCGGGAATTCCTATTCTAAAGTGCATCCCCGAATAAGTATCCATTACTAAGGAAATAGTTTCATTATATATGTCGTATCCGTTACATGTTCCCACATACGCTTCAGGCCATAACCAGTTAACGCCTCCCCACTCCACCATACCCACGCCCTGTTGCTGGGTAACTGCGCTTCTGATACATTTATTGGTATACGTTACTATTCGCTCTAATTCGTAGACGTACACGGTCAAATAGTTAATATCGGTGATTCCGTTGGGACAGGTTCTAACTCTCATTACCTCGTATTCACCGGGCATTTTATAGATGTGATAGGGATTTATTTCAGTAGAGGTCTCCCCGTCCCCAAAATACCATATATACTTACTCTGTACGTTTGTGTCTCCTTTAGAACCACCTCCCGTTATATAGGAATCAGGCCAGGGATTTACTGGATTAGGATTCGTTAAAATCGTATACTGCATTTCTTCGGCACCTATGGAGTAAGCAAAGTCCACTCCGGGTCTGGCATTTCCGCTTATATCGGTAAATTGCAGAGTCGGCGTACATCCGTTTTTGCCTAAATCCGGTGCTCCTGAATTAAAACCCATTACGTATATGTCCCATTGTTAAGCTTTAGCCAGTTTGGATTAGTAATATCTAAAGATTGAAATTCATCAGCTGGAACTATGTTTGGTCTGCAAGAAAAAAGGTTCCCGCCTGCTGTTGCTAATGTATTGTCACTATCGGCGCAATTGTAAAAGTTGATATTTGCTAAAGTTGAAAGCTCAGAGCTATAATCAGCACTAACTGAACCAGACATAACAACATTTCTGACATTATATTGTATGGTTGCTGCAATTGCGTTAGAATGACGCAATCCATAATAACAACCATAGCTACTACAATTTTCAATAGTTACAATCTGGTTAGCGCCAAGAGTCCTGGCGCCAATAGCAGTACCATAATTACCAAATTTACAATTTGATATTGACGCATTGCTCCATTGTAAACCAGCGGAACCTTCTAAACCTATAAAACTACATCCTCGTGCAGCAGCAGAAGCCTGATAACCATTTCCCTTAAAAACACAATTATTATAAAATGCTGTTACATAATTAAATTGGGCACCAGAAAAAAAAGACAAAAGTGAAAAGGAATTTGCCGGATTAATAAAGGGCACATCAAAAATCAAATCATTGAAATACATCCTATCAGTTAGTAAATTACTCCGGCTCTGAAATCGTAATATTTTTAATCCGCCCCCTGATGATGCAATAGTAATTGTATAATGATTAGGATTTCTGATTTCTATATAATATCCATCATAAAAAACATCAAATGTCGTTGGGTCTACTCCTGTATTTTCTGTAAAATCAGAAACAACAGTAAGCACCCAATCATCAGTAATGTGAGGTGTAGGCAATCCGTAATATGCTTCAATTGCGTCACATGCAATTCCTATATCAGCGTAATCCCCACCTACTCCTACTGTCCTGTATATAGTCATTTCTTCTCTTTCTTCTCAATCTCTTTCTCTAAAAGAAGCAGTTCCTTTTTTATTTCACTTTCGCTTTTCTGATACTCTTCTCTTAATCCTCTTAACTCTTTCTGGTGGTCATACACCATGGCCTTTAACCTGTCTACACTTAACTTGGTAATGTCAACTTTTTCCATCTATCCCTCCTTACGGGTTACGCTGTTTCATAAATTGGTATATATCTTGTAGTTCCATCGTTTACATCAACCTGAATAACATGAGTAATATTGGTGATACCTGGGTCAACAATACAATCCACCATACCTAACGGATTAGTGGGAAAATTCAAGTCAAAAAAGAAGCCCGGTGCGGCACCTATTCCTATCTGTTCTGCGTCTGCGTCTACATGAAACATGTGAGTATTAGTATCTGATTCTACTCTAAAATCTACGTTGGATGTCCCCTCATTAATTGCTACCTCGCCAATTCGCGCTGTTATAAGGTCAGTCCATGTTATCGGATCATTAGCTGCTGCTCCTACTCCGGTGCTTTGAACAGTCCACACGCCATCCTGTATGTACCACCTTGCCGCCCTTGAAGCTACTATATATTCCCACCGGGTATCAGTCTCATCATAATAAGCATTCTGGGTCACACCCCAATCATTGTTTCCATTATATATATGTCCTGCATTTGTACCAGTTCCTACTTTTATGGCATGGTAATTATCGTGATCCCAGTCTGGAATAGTAGCAGTATGAAATCCCCAGTTTCCGTATTGTCCGTCCATATAGAGAGCGTTCTGGTGGGTGTCTGATTCTACCCTGAAATTGACATCAGCGCCGGGTTCGTTAATAACCACATCGTTTATTCCGGCAGAGACTCTCTCGATAATCTCAGTTCCGGGTTCAAATAACTTAGAGCGTGAAAACCATCTCCAGTCCGAACTTGACGCTCCTGACCGTAACACTCCCAGATAGTCGTCATCCTCTACATAGCCCCACTCCTGAAGCCTGCCCGCCATGTCGGATTTCATTGCAGAACGGGTTTTAAAATGTCTTCGCCTTACATTGATGTAAATAGGATTCGTATAAATTGGCATAATTTACCTCTCTATAATAACTTTGTCTACTACAGAACTGTCTTCTATAATGATATCAGGAATATAATCGGTATCAGATTTTTCTATAATTGCATTGTATACATTTCCATCTGTGAATTGCACACCCAAAGGCGCATATCCGTTTCTCGGTGTTGCGTCAATCCCTCCATAAAACAGGTCTAAATCAATCACTGTTGGCATTTACCCTACCCCACAATACATATCCATCATGCCCGTTATAAATACTTGCAGTGGCATGATATAAATTGTTTAAGTCTTTGGACATTCTACCCATACCCAAATCCATAGCATAAGCTTTGTTTTCAGAGTAAGAGTGCCCGTTAAAATCTCTCATTCCCACAAATCCCGGCTCACTGGTTAAAAGTCGTATCTGCCCGTTTCCTATATCCTTTATGCTTCCGTGATCGAAACAACCGATATTGGGACACAATACTTCTATTCCCGGTAGAACTGCCACTGCTTCTCCTATTTCCGGTACTGTGACCATATCAGGCATGTTTGTAGCCACATGGTACGTATCTGAGGAAGTCCATATAATTACCTCATTCTCAAATACCCACATTTGCTGAATGTCATCTTTGATGTCTTTGGAGAACTGATAACCTTTATTATGGTATCCCGCCATATATTCGTAATTGAGAGGAAGCTGGCAGTAATTTACTTCCCCGTAATTGCGAATACCTGTTACCATAAATCCCGGTGCAACTACTCCCATATTACAATTAGGCATAGCCTCCCAAAAGCGGTTTCTAAGTAAAAGACTCGATATCCTTGCTCTCAACTGGTTATCCGTCACCGTGTCGTTGAAATAGCGATATCGCGGGTCTAAGGTAAGCCCCTGTACTTCCTGATTGAGTGAATTATGCACCCTTACCTTGTTCGGCCCTATGACTTCCATTATGTACGATCTGTAACCGTTTGCCCATTGAATAGTCTTTCTCAGGTCATTTGATGTAAATGTACTCCCGTGGGTTCGTGTGATTACATAACCGTTCTGGGTCGCTCTCATTACTCTACCGTTACCTATGCAACACGCTCCTATATATTCTTCTTCGTAATATTCATCACCCGTCCATTCAATCCTCACATGATACTTGTCTATGTATGCAATAATCTCATCCCTGTCCCCGTTGTCCCATTCGAGTACACACCCTACATCGGCTATTTCAAACTCTCCTACCCATGCTTCAACAATTCCATTTCTTTTCCTGCCAAAAAAGGCTCCCATTATTCTTAAATCGTGACACCAGATAAACCGTTCCGGGTCATTAAAGGTTCCGTTTGCCGAATCAAAATACCCGGTCTTAGAGTAAAGATGTTCGGTATCCCCCGTCCTCCATACCGGATAGTGGGTATAGTGCCATTGATATTCCTGCGGATTGGTGTTAGGTACTATTGGAACCCAGAACGGGCCTATTATGTTTGGCTCATCCTCGCTAATTGGTTGACTCAGATAAACCTTATCCAGTCCGGCTATATTGGTCTCAACATCCTCCTCGTTAGTCCCGGTCTCCGTTTCTATGCGTATAGGGTCTAAGCGAGTTCTGAGAGTCTGGTTGCCCGAAAACCGCGCCGCGCCATATTTGTATCTAAACGCAAAGGACAAGCTGTCTAAGCGATTCCCCTGTATCTCAACATTTGGAACCGGGCAATTAATCTTATACGCGATAGACGGGGTAATTTCCATGTCAATATGGAATATTCCATTGGAATTAAAATACACCCCTGAATATTCATCGAAACTGCTATACCCTGATTTTGTATTGCTCGGAACGTCCCTTGATACTATTATTGATTCATCCCATGCGCTCATTGGGATATCTGCGTTATAGAAATTCTTTCCAAACTGACGCATCCACCTCTTGCGCTGCCTGTGGAAAAAATGAGCGTTGTTCTTGCCCCTTAAATAACAACCGAGAATGAGCTTGTTTTTGTTCCCTAATACAGAGGTCTTTACCTGAGTGGGGCTTAAATACTCTATGATTTCATCGTGCTCCTCAATCTCTCCAGGCCACACAAAAAAGTTCCCCACATCACCATATTCAAATACGTTTGTGGTCGTGGTAATTATGTCGTTGGATTTAGAAGCGGTAATTCCTGTTTTACCGAAAATAGACGGGGGCAATAGCTCGGTATATAGCTTTGAGCCGGTACGCCCTTGAACCTCTGTGGGATAGACTATAACATTTAAGGCATCCGCGAGAGAACCGGGACGGGGAATACGGCAAGCGGGCGCATCTTTAATAATTCCATACTGAAAATAATCTATCTTTTCAGCAGGAGTATACGCCCTGTCCTGTTTGTTATTAGACGGTTGTAACAGTTTACGCATTTAAAATCCATAATCTATTGCGTCAGAGTCCTCGCCCTGTTCCCCTTTGTTCTTTTCCCTGCGGTACTTATCCGCCAATACTTCAATATCAGCGTGTGCCGCAAGAAAATCTCCGTTTTTAAATGCCTGAACCATTTTAGTCACAGCCGGAAATATATACGCCCATACATAACTATCGGAACTTTCACATAACTGAATAGAGTCAGATAAAACAGGAGTAGGTAAATTATACCCGTACCACCTGTATAAACCCGTTGTATCGCCGGGATTAGTAGTAAATAACACCCACGCATTAGCGTTTTCCTCTGCGTCGTGAGAGCGGATATACGGTATTCTTATATAAGATATATTGGCTATAACAATGCGCTCTGTCTTTGCGCTTGCGTTCCTACTCGAAGAATAGCCGTAATCCTGCCTGCTAACACAGCTTCCCAACGTAGCGTCCGATTCCACCATAACACCCGCTACCCTCCATATATTAGAAGGTGCCTCATATTTATAGTCACCACTCTTAGTATCAAAAGTCGGTAACTTCCCGGTGGATTCGTCAAAAACAACATGCTGCTCAGACGGGGTTTTCCCGAAAATATCATTTACGATTCTCAGAAAAAACGTAAGCCCGTTAGGGCCGTCCCTCAGCACCCCGTCACATTGTACTTCAAGCATGTTTAATACTTCGTCGGCATTCATTACTTCTCCTTAATATCTACACTGTCCGATACCGGCTCCTTGCTTACCGGTGCGTTTCCCTGTATGATATCATCACTTCCGGTTGTAATCTTAACTATGCGTTCAAGCAATTCCTGTTTCCTTTTTCTCAGTAAAGGCTCTTTGACCTTATCACAAAGTAAGAGTTCGTTGTCAACCTCTTTAATCTTGTCCTTCAAATCCATGATTTCAAGCGGCACCGTCCTCGCAACTTTAGCCATTTTGCTGTGAATCTTAATGACCTCTTTTTCAATTTTCTTGTCCTCAATTTCCCAATATCTTTTTAGAGGATCGGGGTCGTAATGGGACGCAAGAAATCTCATATTGTGGTCTACTTTAACCCATTTATCGTACCATCCGCCACCTCTTGCCCGGTCTCTCTGGAAATGAGCACTTCCACCTCTCATTTCAAAATGCCACTTTTCTTCCATTCCCTCATTATAAGGAACTGCATTAACTTCCATTATACCCGCAACATTGCGGAATCTCACGTCTTTAAGCTTCAGGCTGATAAATTCCTTTCCTGACTCTTCTATTGCGGCCTGTCTCCTTAATGCAAATTCTTCCTGTTCCTGGTCGATTCTACCTAAACTCATTACTTTCCCTCCTTCGGGTTACAAAAGAGGAGGAGGCCGAAGCCTCCCCCGTTAAAATTATACATAATCGGGCAATCCGAGAATCATAACCATTGAGCTATACTGCTCGTGCGTCTGCACACCCGGAACCTGCTGGTCGTAAATAGGCATCTGCACACCCTCACACACCGCAGTACCATGACCCATAACGTACTCATAGTCATCATCCTGTTTTACGTGTCTGAGAGGCATTTTGCCCCAATCTACAACCGCTGCTTTTCCGAGAATATTAGCAGTGTCTCTGGTCATTGAATTATTTCTCTGTCTCTGGTCGCTGTCACCCGGCTCAACATATCCTGCGGTCATACCCCAGGGTTCGGAAGTACCTGAAATTATCAGGGTCGGCTGCATCATATCCTGAACTAACAGGAAGTTTTTGTAAGCACCTTCAACACCGCGCCACTTTTGAACCGTGTCGGGCAAAGCCGCCTTTGCGACATACAGTGAACCGAGATTTCTCTGTGACCATGTTGCATCACCGAGAAACGCATACTGGATTTCACCCATAGTTAATATCCAACCCTTACCACCCGGAAGCCCCGGTATTTTAAGCATTTCAATACGATTTTCCAACGCGAGATTCTGTGCATTGGTAAGGTTCGGTACGTTCATTGTCTGAGTTACGAGAGGAGCTAAGGAGCCTCCACCAGAGGTAACAATCCTGTTAACAATGGCAGTGGTATAGTTTGCCCGGTTCGTATTATACGGAACCTGCATACTTCTCCATCCCATACCTGCTACGAGAATATTGGGAGTCCAGTTTCTCTGACAGAACGGTGCGGTACGTCCATGTACAACGGTTTCGCCATACTGTTCGAGAATAGTCTGGCGGATACTCCATCCATGATGTTCCTTGTTCCACAAAGCTAACTGGTCAACCCACTTCTCATAAAGTCCGTAAGGTTTTGCGTCTTCGTCATCAGGGCCATAGCCCGGAGTCGTTACCGCTTTACGACAAATATTGTAGTAAATAGTAAAACTCTTGGTGACGGGTCGCGCCTCTGTTCCTATCAATATATTGGGGTCATAAACTCCACCGCCGCCAAGCCTGAGAACCATAGTAATAGTGACATTATTTGACTTGACTTTTTCAGTTTTGTCCACAACCATACGTATAGCGTTAGGAACCTGCTCTTTTTCCAACACGTACATCCCACTGGAATCTTCATAGATATCATCCAGTGCGGATTTCATACGCAGTTCTTTATCATAGCCCTTAATAATACTATTAGCGGCTAATTGATTCGGGGGTAATACGCCTACACCCATGTGTCAAACCTTTCGATAAACATTACCCACGTCTTCTTCGACGTTACACTTTATTTACTGTAGCAACATTTGATAAATCCATTTTTGGCATACCCATCTTTAGACGGGCATTGTTATATTCATCAAAGACCTTAGTATCTCCGGTCTGATAATACTTTTTGTAAGCCGTATCCATGTCGAAGTCTGCCAGAGTTTTCATAGCGGCTTCTGCAGTCATTTCAACACCTGCAACGCTTCCTGTGTCATTTTCAAGCTCTTTGGTGTCTCGTTTGGTAATGGCATCAGCCATACTCTTGGCACCTTTCTTGTTCGCATCAAGCTCCTTTTGCTTGTAATAACCACTTTCCACGCGCTTATGTTCAATAGTTGCCTTTAAGGTCGGAAAACTGACAGCCTCATGCTTTCCGGTTTTGGGATTGAAACGGGTTAATTGAACCCTTTTCCTTGTAACCGGATCGTAGCGAATACAGTCCCGTTCATCCAGAAGCTCACAAAGTTTCAGATAACTTTCCAAATCTTTTGTGGGCTCTATCGGAACCTGGGCTTCCTGAAGTTTTTTAATCAAATCAGGGCTTCGCTGTTTAAGCATATACATTGCATAGTTTAACTGCTCTCTACCCTCTTCCGTACTGTCATTGGGCAAAGTACCATAATACTGGATTGCTACCTGATTTCTCCAGTCAATGTATTTCTGGTCAGCTTCCGCAGCGGGAATGGACATTCCGTATTCATCCTTGTATTCATCCATCTTTGCGAATTCATCCATTTCTTCCAACTGCTTCCTTAATTCAACCTTATTCTTTTCAGCTAACGAAGACTCGTCCTGCCGGGATTGATAATCGGTGACAGTTTGCCTGAGACTCTGCATCTCATCGTTGGCTTTGTTTACAATCATATTAGTTCGCATGATTTCCTTGTTCTGCAAGGGAATCAATTCTTTATTGATTGCAATGGCTCGTTCATCAAAGGGGTCTTCTATTTTAGTTAACTCCTCCTGAAGCGCCATAATCTTACTCAACTGGCTTTCGGGAACCTCTTTGTCCTCTTCGGCTTTTTTCTGTTCGGCTCCCACCTCTTTCTGAACCGTTTTAAGCTCGGTTTCGGCAAAGTCAGCCCTTTGAGTGCTTGCTGATAACTCAGCCATACGTTCCTGGTCTTTTTGAATACGCTCTCCCTGACGTTTAATCAGGTCTTGCGCTTCTTTCCAGGATTTAGCTAATTCACCGGGAGTTTTAATCCCTTCAGGTAAATCTTCCGGTTTAACAGTAAATGGTTCTTTTGGAGTTTCTTTAACCTCTTCCTGACTTGCGGGTTTTTCTTCAGCCGCTTCCTCAGTTTTGGTCTCTTCTGTGGTTGATTCTTCTTCAGAAGATTCTTCCTCAGAAGGGGCTTTTATTTCAGCATCCCGGATTTTCTGCAACTGGTCAAGATTTTCGGGCTTGTCATCCAGTGCGTCGAGAGCTTCCGCCCTTGCCTCTTCACTCTCAAAAGTCATTGTTTCCTGTTGGCTTTCTTCAGCCATACTATTCCCCTTTCCTTGTGGGTTTATGTGGTCTTTTAAAAACCGCTACTCTAGGTAGGTTTGTGTGGTTCATAAAATCCCGCCACGTTAGAAATTTATTAAATACCCTGTTCACCGACTTCCGCCGTTTCCAGGGGTGCTTGTTGCTGTGCTGCTTGAGGAACCTGTTGTATCTGTTCTTCCGGGCTTGTTACCTGTTCCTCTATTTGTGCTTGACCGGGCTCTGCTTGTCCCTGTGCTGCCATAGCCATTTTAGCCTGCATATCAGCTAAGGCAGATTGACTCGTTGTGGCTGTGCTCTGTGCCGTAGATGATATTAACCGCGCCACTGCGTTCATTCTCTCTATTTTCATATCAGATTCTATGCGTTCTTTTTTCTCGTCATCGTATTCAATTGCACCTATATACATTTCCATGTGGTCTAAATAGAGCAATGGATTTACTTCGGGATTGATTCTCTGTAACGCTTCTTCTGCAAGCTGTCTGGTTAAAGTCCTCTTTGTGGGTGAGCGCGGGTTTTCCTTTACGATTATCTGTACTCTTGGGGTGTATAACGGTGCGTTCCTTACGGTTCCCATTTCATCCATCTGTTCGTTTAAAACAACCTGTTTCTTCCCGCCCTCTATGTTTATTGTGCGCTCTACGTCTCCATAGGTAATTTGCCATTGATAGAAATAAGCCTCGCCTATGTGGTTCATTAATTGCTTAACGGCTTCATCATAAACCAGAGTGGCTATTTTGTTCATTTGAACCTTGCGCTCATAGAGTATTCCAGATTCCCCTGACGCACTTTCGGCACTCCATGAATCCGATACCTGAGATACCATTGGTAAAAGTGTTTCCACCATTAACTGAATCTGAGACATAAGCGCAGAAGGATAGTCTGCGGGGTGAACATTCTCCACTGTTTTTTGAACTTTATCAAGGTCAACCAAGTATTTTCTTCCCGGTTTCCCCGCGTTACGCTTAAAGTCCCGCTCCTGCTTATCATCGTCAAACAGCATTTTATTTACTAACTGACTCCCCCCGTTAGCCTTTTCGATTAACTCTGTTTCAAGGCTTATCCGTTTGTTAATTGTTGCCTGAATATCCATCATGGTCTCGGCAAGACCTTTATTCATTCCCTTGTATCTCTGGGTAGTGGAGTGGAAAAAGGAAAGACCCTTAACCTGTACTCTCGTTTTTGCGTCATAGAGTATGAGTTCCGGGTCTAAAGAGGGGGCCACTGTGGTTACGTGCTGTATCATGTCGTCATACGGTTGTTCGACTACGGTATCCCAATCTATTTCATTCTCTGTGGCAAACTGTTCAAGATAAGCCCTGTCTTCACTTATGGGAAATGGAACCCATTGAAACATTCCTTCTTTTCTACCTATAAGCCGCTTGTCCTTTTTCATTTCAAGCCAGAAGTGTTCTATGACTTCGTACTCGTCTCCTATGTGTCCCTGAAAGGTTTCGCGCTGATCTGCTATATCTTTGGGTGGCAAGCTTTTTCCCTGTTTGTAACGCTCAATTGCCTGATTAATCATTTCGTTGTTTACTTCATACTTGAACTTAATCCCTTCTGCGGTAAGATAGGTTGACTTGTATCCCTCTTTGCAATCCCTGTCGTTATTGGATTTCCAGTACGCTGATGGTACAAAAGAACCCGGCCTTAACCATTCAAGGGCTATGTTTCCCAGAGGATGATGTTTCTTTGTCTCAACCATTTGTATCCATGAATCGTGGGTAAGCATTCCTATAAAGTGCATGACAAGGTTCCACTGCCAATCACAAAGCTCTTTATCTGTAAAGAAGGTTGATTTCACTGCTTCCGTTCCTGTAGTCCGTGCGCCCTCAATCGGCGACCAGTCTATGTCTGGGAGGTCTGTAATAATAGCCCCTGCCATAGTGTAAAGTTTTGGAGTAAGTACGTTAAACTGGTATGCGTATCGGTCATCTTCGTCAAGTCTCTTGCGTTCTTTTTCATACCACTGCATACCGCTGAGAGCAAATACAAACTCGTTAGCAATTACCGCCCTGTCATAATCGCCCTGCATTGCCCTCTTTGCGTTTTCCCTGTCGTGGTATATCTGCTTTACTTTTTCTGTATTGCTTGACCTTATGCTGCGATAGTTAGCTTTCATTATTGAAGGGGGGCTATATAAACCGGAGCTTTTATTCATGCTTTCTCCTCTATAATAACGGGGGCGCGTTTGATGTCTTTTCCGTCAGTGTCGAATTTAAAATTTTTAGGCATGAGTTTTTGGGTTATACCTGCATTGGAAAAATCTACGTTTACGCCCGGTAAAGAGATTTTAACCTGAGTCCAGCGTTTACATCCTCTGTCGGTACACTTTGCATAGATAGCGTTTTCCCCTATGACAAATAGAATGTTCCCCACTCCCTCGGAGCGGAAATGAACGTGTCTGTTTCTGCACCTTACGACTTCCGGCATATAAATAAAAAAAGCGTTAACGAGTACGCTGAATTGCGTACAAGCTAACGCCCTAACTTTATGGCTATTTAGCTATGCTTTAAAAGAACTCGCGATTTTCCACTGTAGGAACATTGCCGTCCCTGTCTATGTGAAAAATCACCTGACCCTTACGCTTGGTGCGCTTTCGGTGTTCTATTAATTCAATACCCTCTTGTGTTTTGTCTTTGGGTTTTTTATAAATGCGTCTAGGGTTTAAGCGTTTATCCATTATATAGTATCTATCTTATAATATAATACAAAATATGCAGAATAATGTCAATAATTATTTATTTTATTTAAAAACTTCGCTTAAGGAATGGCTCGCAGCCAGTGGCATTGATATCTTTTCCTTCCAGTCGTCATACCATTTTGTGAACCTTATTGCTTTTCCCTCGGTCTGGTCTACCCGTTCAAGGAATTCTTTTCTACCTCGTTTAAGCATTTTAAATTCTTCACGGGTAAGGATACGTTTTTTCTTTTTTGCAAGGGATTCTATTACCTGCATTATTGAGTCCTTTTCCATTTTAACCTCCAAAGGCTGTAATTAAAACTACAGCCGTTTCTATAGTTAAATTTTACACCATCTTCCATTTTTTCTCGTCCTCCCATCTTGTTATTATCATCGTATATTCTTTAGAGCTTTTGTCTTTTCTCGGTCTCGGCCATCCATACGGATACCACATATCGAGACAGTGCCCTGCTTTTTGGGGTACGTTTATTTTTACCCCACGAAACTCCATTTTTACAAATTCGTCTATAATATCCAAAGGCATACCTTTAGCAATAGCCTGAGCGTTACCGGAATGGCTACTTAATACTCCCGGAAACTTTCTGTCCGCTAACCACTTTCTTCCCTTTGAGTGCCATGCAAAGTCTTTATGCTTAAAGAATTTCCACACGCATGATTTCGTCCCCTGCTGACTCTTTATTTTCTTATGACCTATGGATGTCCACAAAAAACGCCCGTTATCGCTACGTTTCTGGGGGTGTTTGAATCTTCCGGTTGCAAGTCCTTGAGGGTATTTTACAGGAACTTCCCTGCCATCGGGAGCTTTTTCAATAACAATACGCTCTTTCATTACTTCACGTATGAAGTTTTCTTCCTGCTGTGCGGTAATCTTCCATCCTGCTATCCCGTGATCCAGGTCTCTATCGGAACCTATAAACCCTCCCTCTCTTATAATTCCCAAAAGAGTCCCGAATGCAGGAAAAACATAATTACCGAATCCCGCAGCTTCAGCGCATTCACGTATCAATTTCATTAACTCAACGGCGTTTTCAGACCTTTTATCGTCAAAAAAGATGTCATTGGAGATACCGCTGATATCCTCATGCTTTATGTTCATAAACCATAATGGGTATGTGTCGTCCAGAAAACCACCGACTTTATAGGGAACCGGGAAGTGATACCAATGAGATTGGTCTAAATTGTACCTCCACACCCCGTATTGGTTCATGGCAGTATCGCGTTTCTTCAGGTTTTCCTCTATCCTGTCTTTAGGGGCTATGATAGTATTTAGGTTCTTATAGAACTTTACGTTAACCGTGTAGCCCAAAAGTACGGCTTTAAGCGTATCTTCCCCGGTTTCCTTAACCTCCCAATGGTACATTCTTTCCTTAAATGTCTCCTTGCTGCAATTTACCATACCGATATTTATGGGTTCTTTAAGCCGTCTATTGCAGACAAATTCAATCAAAGTCGATCCATCAAGGAACCAGGCACCTGTTTTTGACTTGTAAAAATTGTCAAAATTAACTATCAACGTGTTTACGAATCGTTCAAATTTTTCATTCATACGACACCCTCATATTTGCTTTTCCAATGCTTGCAGCAAAAGTTTTTACCTGTTTGGAGAAAAGTTGAAGCAAGCACCTTTTTTATTATTTCTTCCATTTCCACCACGTTTGAACCGACATCACAGCCTTCATTGTTTAACCAGATATCCTTTTTGCAGCCCTTACACCTTTTCGCCAAAGCATGACCTATCCTTATGTGAGGATTGTGACACGCCCGGTTTATCCAGAAACGGCAGTTTTTACAGCGTCTTTTAATCGTTGCCATCACTTTCCTTTATAGGTATTTGTATCCCTCTAGCATTGAAATACACTTTACTTGGCAGAATAACGATATTATCGAATTCAACAAATCTTTCCTCTTCTAATGTGTCATATTGTGGTATTTGTATTCCTTCGCCAGAATAATAACCACAACCATATTGAGGAATGCCACGTTTACGCCAATAGGCTTTTTTAAGAGCGTCCCGCCAATAACACCATAGCTTTATAAGCCCAATATAAAGCCAATTGCCTAAATAAATACAGCCATTATCATTATATTCGTGCATTATTCGTCATCCAGCAAATCTTCAATTCTGGTAAGTAATTGCTTAACCACGCCATATAACAGCTTTTCAGTCTGGTGAAGTTGCACTTCTTTGTAATCTATTCTGTAGCTTAAATCAACAACCTCCCTTTCAATTGCCGTTTTCTTTCTCTTGTTTAATGGTTTTTCATCCCATTCATTACCACAATCGGTGCATTTTACTTTAACAATATCCTTTTTGGGGTCATAAGTAGTATTATGATAGGTAGCCCCACACACCCCACACTTAATATCTCTTAATTCACTTCCGATTCCCATCAAAAAACTCCTCCCATTTAGGTGTAATTTGCTTCCACGTCCATTTCTTCAATATTTCTTCCCGGTTACGCTCTCCCATTTTCCTGCACATTTCACGGCTTCTGCTTAGAGTATCTATGTATCGCTCAAAGTCATCTATGGCTTTTGGAATTTCACCCCTATTTCTTGGAGTGTCTACCAGAAACCCGTTATAGCTGTGTTTAATCAATTCCGGCGTTATGCCCACTCTTGTGGCAATAACCGCTTTACCGCAGGACGCAGCTTCTAATACGGGAAACGGAGCGCCTTCAAAAATAGAAGTGCATATCAAAACATCCATGTCCTTGTATACATCAGGCATTTTCTCATAAGGCGTAGCAGTTGTATAATCACAGGAGTGAATCTTGAAATTTACGCTTTTCATACGTTCAAGTAATGGTTTAAGTATAAGCTCAAAGCCCTTGATATCCCACTTCATACGACCCTCGCCACCCTTGACCTCACCAAACCCCCCGGTGGTTGCCTGTCCTACAAATCCGACTGTAAACTCTCCGTCATTTACTGTCGGTGCGAACAATTCCTCGTCTACTGCATTGGGAATAAGATATGTATTTGGGTTCCACTCTTTCAGCTTGTCATAGAGAATTTGCGATATCGCTACTATTTTCTTATAGCGGGTAAGGTACTTTTTGGATATATCAGCCCATTTAATTTCATAATTGTGTTGTGTAACTCCAGCGGATACGTTGGGTTTTCCCGCATGTTCCTGTCCACCGAGCCAGTTAAAGAAATGTACCCTGTCATAGCTGTTGATTATGTCAGAGTTTATCCTGGGTTCGTCTGAGGTATAATACAGGTCTGCATCGAGATATTTCCTTATTCCCTTGTATGTAACGTCATACGCCCAGCCTTTTACGTCAGATACGAATGCTATTTTCATATTTTCTTCCTATGGTTAGTCAGTACAGGCAGGTATGCTTTAGAGCATTCACGCCATGTCCAGTGTTTTTCTATATTATGCCTTGCACGTTTACCAAAATCATTGGCATATATTCTATCTTTCTTAAAAAACAATATCCATTCTCTTATTTCTTCCGCTCTATCTTGTGCTTCTTTCTTGTTATAATATCTTGGTACTAAAAATCCGCTCAATGAATTTTCTATCAATTCTGGGGCTGCGCCTATGGCTGTACTTATTGCGGCTACTCCGCAAGCTTGCGCTTCAAATAACGGATTAGGTGTCCCAATTCCGAAGCCTGTACTAATAAATAAATCAAGATTATTATAGTATTCAGGCATTTTATCAAAAGCTCTCGCATTCTTGTGTGTCCTTGCAAGTATGTCAAATTCTATGTCTTTTTCATCTTTAAGAGATTCTACAAGGGGAAGCAAAACATTGTGGTAGCCGTGCATATCAATACCGTCTGTCCGGTTAAATCCCTTTCCTGAAGGCTGTCCCATCCATCCTATACGGAACTTATCATGCTTAATCGGATTAGGATAGAATATTGTCTCGTCTACTCCGTTTGGTGTGTAGTAGATGTTTTTGTTGAGATTCCATTCCTTTAGCTTTTCATAAATGAGTATTGAATTAGCTGTAATGGCACTGTATTTCGGAAGATACTTTCTCGCTTTCTCAGGGTGCAGATACTCAAAGTTATGTGAAGATACCCCCGCTATAAGCCCCTTGTATTTCCCTGCTATTTTGCGCCTGTCCATCCATCCGAAAAATAACACAGTATGGTATTTTCCCATTAAGCCCTTATGGAATTTCTTTAGATGGATAACGCTTATTTTCTTGAAGTGGTCATTCAGGTATTTCTGTATAGCTTTAGCCTTGTACATCCATGCCCAGTTTGGGACATCGGCTACCAGGAGAACTTTATCGGGCATAAATTAACCTCCAAAGATGGAAATTAAAACTTCCACCGTTTGTTTCGTTGTATCAAACCAAAATTTGCTAAGAGAAATATCAATTTTATCTATCCATACACTAAAAAGATTTTTATGAAAGGGCATACCCCATGCTGAAGGATTTAATAATATCGTCGGTAGAAGAAACAGCCAAAGAAAAAGTGAAAGGATGGTTGAATCTTCTATCCCCTCTAGGATTGAATACAATAGCTTTCGCCATAGACAAAATTCGTCCGACCATATTAGGGAGCAAATTGTGCCACCCGTGGTCCCTGTACACCATAGCCACAATGCTATCTCTGGGATTAATCCTAACATATATGTTTTACTCCTATACTAAACGACTTAAAATCGAAATTAATAAAATCAAAGAAAAACCTAAATTGTTTAAATATAACCAATATTGGTATGATGAAAGTTGGCAAATTTATTGTCCAAAGCATCTTGTTCCTTTTCAGCCAAGCAGAAAAACCAAATGGGGGCCTGACCATAACGCTGCCTTTGTTAAGTGTCCTGAATGTGGGCTTGAAGTATTTATGGAAAATGAACTTGGTGAACCTTTGTGTTATAATGATTTTAAAAAAAAGCTTATTGAACATCATACAAAAAATTATTAACATTATCTCTTACCCCATATAAAGGAGTATGTATGACTGATGAAAAGTATGAAATTATCAAAGAAAAAATCCTTAATCTTTTTAATGATGTAAAGTCGTTTAAATGGGATGCTAATGATTTTTATGATAGACATAGTTTAAAACACCCTTATTTTAATGAACTTAAACAGCGCCTTTCTCATGATGGCAACCCTTTTTATGTTGAGGCCATTGATGGCGTTAGCAACGCTGACGGTGATCCTGTTAAAGACATTCGTTTTTACAAAAAATAGTTATTTCACTTTTTCTATATTTTTCTTTAATATAAGCATATTCTTCTTTGGGTATTATTTTAAAATAACCAGGTTCCGGCATTACAGTATGTATTTCATAATTTATAGTTTCATTACAGTTTTTACATCTACAGCATATTTTTACATGGGGATTAAATACACCAGTTTTATATTTATATTTTTTATCATTAGCTCTTTTCCAGTGCCCTAATTCTTTAATAAGCAATTTTAAGGTTGTTGGAGAGGGTGGATGTTTTATTGTGTATTTGGACTTATTTTTGAATGTATGACGCAAATTTTGGCAAGACACAACTGACCAAGTTTGAAACAATTGCAGTAACTTTTGTGTGAGATTATAGGCAATTGCAACAAACCTTGGCCGTACGTTAATTTTTTTCATAAAACTCTCTCACTTTCTGACAAATATATTTAACCGCTTCTTCTTCAAGTGCGGGGAACATTGGCAAACTTAAAACTGTTTTGCTGAGTATATACCCAATAGTCGGTTCATCTTCTAATGGGCTGTAATATTTTGCATATATGGGATGATCTGACAGTCGCAATGGATAGTGTACACTTGCCTTAATACCGTTATCTACAAGGAATTTAAGCAGCTCGTCACGCCGCTCTGTGGCTCTGACAGAGTACATATAATAGCTGTGATTAACCACTGGAATTTCAGTAGGTGTTATAACCTGTGGTATGTCATTCAAATACTTGTTGTATAGTTTTGCTATCTTCCTTTTTTTCTTTATGGCATTATTAAGATGTTTCAGCTTTACGTTAAGTATGGCTGCCTGCATAGCGTTAAGTCTGGAGTTTACCCCTATCATGCTGTGATGATATCGCTCTCCGGGTGCCCGCCCGTGATTACGAAGCATTCTTATTGTGCCTGCAAGTTCATCATCATCGGTTGTAACCATTCCGCCATCTCCATAGGCACCGAGATTTTTTGAAGGAAAGAAACTAAAGCAACCTAAGTCTGTAAATGAACCCGTCATCTGTCCTTCAAATGTAGTCCCTGTAGACTGGGCGCAATCTTCAATAATAGGGATTTCTGTCATTTTCTCCATGTCAGGAACAGGACAGGCGTTACCGTATAAATGAACAACTATAATAGCACCTGTTCTCTTTGTTATCCGATTCCTCATTTCATATTCATCTATACAACCGTCCTCTTTGACCCCACAGAGAACCGGGGTGGCACCGCACATCAGCACCGGCTCTATATCGGCGGCAATGGTAAAATTAGGAACTATAACCTCGTCACCCTCTTTAATACCCAGAGCTTTGAGAGAAAGATATAATGCCATAGTACACGAGCTAACACCTATTGCGTGTTTCGTCCCAATATACTTTGCAAAGTTTTTTTCAAACTCCTCTACCGGTTTACCGAGTATGAAGCTTGAGTCGTCAATTATTCTTTTAACGGCTTCGTCTATTTCGTCTCTGTAATGAGCGTCACTTGCCCTTATGTCGCATAGCGGGATTTCCATAAACAATTACTCCTTCTGGCACGGGTTTAGTAACTACTGAACCAGCACCGACAATAGCGTTTTTTCCTATGTCAGCCATAAGAGTAGTATTTGCACCGATAATAGCACCCTCTCCTATGGTTATTCCTTTTCTGTATTTTCCGTTGGTTTGCGGGTGTAAATCATTTACAATAGTACAACAGGGGCCTATCCAGGCACCTCTTTTTATAATCGTATACTCAGGTATAAAACCCTTTGAATGAACGCGAACATTATCCTCTATAATAACATCATGTGCTATTTCAGTATAGCTGCCTATGCTGCAATTGTTTCCTATTTCAGCATTACCCCGGATAAGTGCATAATGCCAAATATCCTGTTCTCCTATCAATTTAACATCGTTATCAATCCACGCATCTCCACTTATCATTTTCCCAACCTCACATGTTCCGGTTGAAATTTAATTCTCACTTCTTTCCCTGTCTCAGCACTCTCATAGATTGCATTGATAAGTTCAAGAGACTTTCTGCCCTCTTCCCCGCTTAATAGATTCCCCCTGTCATGTTTAACCCTTTCAACAATTTCATTATAAAGTCTAACGTGTCCGAACCCATATACATTTGACGGGTTTTCACTGAAATCAAACATTTTCTCGTCATCTTCTTCTTTTTCCCAGAACTCCCAAGTTTCCAGTTTATTTACCGCTACTCCACCGATTACTACAGTCCCACCTTGTCCGAGAACGCTTAACGAGCCTTCTATGTTTTTTGGTTGAGCGGCGTTTGTTGCTTCTATCAATCCGAGAGAGCCATCATAAAACTCAAGCATGACTATTCCGGTATCTTCTACTTCTATGTCGAGAAGTCTTCTTGTGGTCTTTGCATAAACACTTTTAACAGGCCCCATTATCCACTGCAAAAGGTCTACATGATGGCTTGCCTGAGAAGCGAAAACCCCACCATCAAGACTCCATGTACCCCGCCAATCGTCCATATCAAAATATGTCTGGCTTCTGTTCCATCTCAATCGAACCGTACCAAGAATCATTTTACCAAAACGACCTCTTTCTACGGCATCCTTTAACTTCATAACGGTTTGATTATAGCGATTCTGTTTAACAACAACAAGGTCTGTTTTGCCATTTTTACATGCTTTTATCATCTCGTCAGCATCACTTAATTTAAGCGCCATCGGCTTCTCTACTATAACCACCTTCCCAAACTTCGCAAGGTCAATTACTATCTTTGCATGATATCCGGCTTCGGTCATTACCGAGACTACGTGAATGTTTTCCTTATGCATCATTTCGTTATAATCAAGATAATAGGGAACCTTTGCCTGCTCCGCCATGTCTTTTGCACGTTTTTCAACAATATCACATACGGCAACAAGTTTAAGATTCTTATTAGTCGACACCGCTTCATAGTGTTTTTTGCTTATACGCCCACATCCTACAAAAGCTACGTTTATCATCTTGCCGGATTTCCTTTCACTGTTTGGTTTTCGTCCACATCTTTTGTTACTACTGAACCCGCAGCTATTCTGGCATTTTCCCATATTGTTATTCCACAGACAATAGTTGCGTTTGCTCCTATAATAACATTATCCTTTACAATAGTCGAATCAAATTTATGCTTGCCGATATTATCAAAGTCTCTTGTATTGGTAAACACCGCACAAGGCCCGACAAACACATTGTTTTTTATTATAACACCTTCAGGTATAAAAACATTTCCCTGAATATTACAATTGTCACCTATCTTAACAAAGTTTCCTATAAATACATTGTGACCTATTTTGGTATTTTTGCCTATATCTACACATTCACCGACATTAGGCATTCCGTGAAAACTTGCTGTTTCGTGTATCATACGGCCTCATTACCCAGAACACACAGTCCGGGCCAAGATTAACGTTTATTTGATCTGCGCTGAATATTTCATGCACAGCGCGTTTTACTCCATTGTCTCCGTTCCTGATATATCCATAGCCATCGCCCGCAAGCACTCCGCCGCGCCTTACCTTTTTTATCCATCCAAATATCTCACGCTTTGCCTGCTTATATGAATGATTGGTGTCTATGTACACAAAATCAAGGGATTCGTCATCTACATATTTCAGGGCTTCCATTGAATCAGAACGTTTTATTTCCACTCCGGTAGAGGAAAAGTTATTAAGTATAAGCTCGTATTTTGAAATATCTTTCCAGTGATCTACCATTAAATAATACAATAGCTTGTTTTCGTGTAATATTTCTACTGCGGTGTTTCCCACACAAACCCCTATTTCAGCTATTACTTTTGCATTAAACGCTTTGACCAGTCTGGCTACGGTGAAACATCCGTGAGCTTTGTCCCATGACGGTTCCCGGTGTTTTTCATAGAGTTTGTTTCGATACTCATTTTTCATAATTTTTTGCCTATATAGAAAATATCCTTTAATCCCGCTGTTTCTATTCCCAAAGTGCTTGCCATATCCAATACCACAGTCTCAACGCCTTTCTGTGATTTCAGGAAGTTGTCTTTGAAAAAGTTGAATGAGGGGAAATAGGTGAGGTGCTTTTTTCTTTTGTGTGCTTCATACTGGCTCTTGGTCTCTATGGGAACCTGAATTATTATAACACCACCCTTTTTTAACAGGGACACGCCATTTTTAAACATCTTGCGCTCGTGCCTTACATGCTCCAGGCAATGCCTCATAAACACAATATCAAACCTGTCTTTTATTTTAGTATCTATAATATCGTCAAAAATAACATTCCATCCGCGACTTTGGGCGTATTCTATAAAGTTTTCCCTTATATCGGTTCCCAACACGTCATATCCCAGACTCTTCATATAGTTTACGGAATAGCCCTCTTTTGCTCCAACGTCAAAAACTTTCAAAGGCGGTGGATACAACTTGGCAATATAATCAATGGTGCTTCTTAACAGTTTGGTGTTTTCGTCTGTGGGTACTGTTACTTTCCACGGTATATCCCTGTTATCCATTTCTCTCATAACCAAACTCCCTCATAAGTTTACCTGCCATTTTCCATACATACTCATTGTCTTCGTGATCGAATACCTTTTTCCAGTTACCCGGTGTTCTTGGTGTATAGGTATCTGTAGGTTTGTATTCAAAGCTATACGACTTTGTTCTATCCAACGCCTCTACTCTTTTGTCAGGGTCAAATCCGTAAAAGCTGCGAATTCTCTTTATTTCAAATTCCTGATTATTGTGTAAATCTTCATATCTTACCATTATCTTTGGGGTCTTTTCAGCGAGCCAGTCAGTGTAATATTTTACCCAGTATTCAACGGGATTAAGCTTTAATATGACCTCTTTATTTCGGTTAAGCACTTCCCTGTATTCCCATGTGAGCGTGTCCTTAAAACTCCTGCCCTCCCATTTTCTACCCTCTGCCCATGCCTTGTCATTCGCAGCCCTCTGTACATTGCAGGAATAAGACGACACAAAGCAATCCCTGGGGTCTCTTACCAATAGAATAGCCTTTGGCACATTGGGGTTTCTCGTTACCTCAAGGTGCGCAAAGTTGTTCTCAGGGTACAAGTGAAACTTCGGTATGTTCCGCTTCAGTATCTCTATCAGCCAGTAGATACCGCTTCTATAATGACTGAGTATGGTAACGTTCATAAAATCTTATCGTTTCCTTTATGTTTTCGTGAATATCCATATTGAATTTAACACCAAGGTCTCTTATCTTGTCATTGTTTCCCGCAAGGTGCTTTATGTCATCCGGGAGGGCGGCTCTGTAACATAGTCTGTCAGTCCTGTTTACTTTCTTCTCAGGGTATAATTCACAATAGCAGTTCATTATTAAATCAATTATTTCAATTATAGAATACTCTTTCCCCGCTGTTACGTTATAAGTCTCACCGGACATTTTGCTATCGAACAATGGCATCATAAGCACGTCTATAATATCTTCTATCCAAGTGAATGAACGGGTCTGTGAGCCATCACCATTTATGATAATAGGGTTGTTTTCAAACATATTCCGAATAGTCTTCGGTATTATTGCGGCTCCCCTTTGGCTGTCCTGATACTGCCCGTAACCCTGAAAATACCGAAGGATTGTCGTTTCGAGTCCGTTGGTTCCGTGATAGTATTTAACGAGCTTTTCAGCAGCTACTTTTGATATTCCATAGATACAAATAGGACATAGCGGGCTCTCTTCTGTAACAACGGGATCGGATTTGCCGTATGCAAGGGAAGATGAGGCATATATAAACTTTTTCACATTGTTTTTGATGGCATATTGTAATAGATTGCACGTTCCCCGGATTGTGATGTCTATGTCTTCGTCGGGCTTGTTTGAGGATATATTCTTTCTAAGGTTTGCCTGATGATAAATAACGTCAATGTCACCAAAGTTGTCTCCGTTAAAGTACCGCACGTCTGAGGCATAATAATTGCCAAAGCCTATGTCTTTCATGTTTGAAGTATAACCATAGCTGAAATTGTCTATTCCTATTACCTCGTGCCCGTGTTCAACGAGTCTTTTACATAGATTGGTTCCGATAAAGCCTGCACAGCCTGTTACAAGTATTTTCATTTTAACTCCCAAAGGTGGAAATTAAAACTTCCACCGTTTGTTTCGTTGGTTTCAATTCGTTCTCTGATTCTTTTCTTGTGCGACATAAGAGAAAAGCCTTTGTTAAAGATTAATACATAGCTCTTTGAAATAACGGGGAGGAATCCCCCTCCTCAACTTCCCAAAAGGAGGTTAGTTATGACCAAGATTATTTCTTGGCTTATGAGAAGGGGGCGCGCCTTTGTTTGATTTGGTAAACGCAGGGGTGACTATATACCAAAACCCACCAGCCGATTAATTGGTTTAATCACCAATTACGGCAACCGAGCGTTTAATTAAACAAAGGGTAAACGGAATAGCTGGAAATCAAGGTGTTGCATGGGGGGTTTTATTATGTTACTATGGATAGATAGTAAATTTATAATTGCCCTTATCATGCTTTTAATAGCACTTAAACTATTATAAAACCTTTTATTTCCCTTCTCCCCTTATTTCAAAGAACATTTATTCACATAGAAATCTTGACTCAAAACGAGCTAAATATTTCGAAGATTCTACTACCAAAGATATGGCTAATGATCCCGAACACAAGAAACAAAACACCCAATATTATGAAGATATTGATGACTATTATGTTTCGAGCATATTCCGTGAGCGCATTTCTTTTTATTTTACTATTGGAGCTTTGATTATCTTGTTTCTCGTTATGCTTAAATAAAAGAGGTAAATCACTTAAAGAGCATGTCGCACCTTTCTTAATTAAAAGAAAAACCTTCGCCCAACTGCCAAAGGCTAAAATCTTTAGACGTTCAGCCTTTTGGCGTACGTTAAAATTTTTCATGCAATAGTCCCCTTTGTTTTATTTTTACCATCATGATCGAGATGAAGAAACGGCTGATCTGCCATTTCATATATTTTCATGCCGGTATCCATAAAATTTTTGCCTTTGGTTATTTCGGCTATTTTAATGTATTTTTCCTCTTTCGGAAGTCCCAGGGAACCTTCAAAGTAATCCACTTCCGGTAGTATTCTTGTAAAATTAACACCGTCTGTCCATACCCAATTTGCCTCTAATAATGTTTCGTTTCCCACCTGAAGTATCTGTGAGACCTTTATAGGGTCTCCGGTTATCCAATTTGTCATGCTGCGCTCGCGCTTCTTGTCTCCTATTTTACCTTTCCAATGAAACATCTGCACCTGCCCGGCTTCGGGAGTATCTGCAAAAAACTCTATCATTGCACCAATATCCACTTCCCTGAGACATACAAAGTCATTCACAAATATAAGAAGAAGGTCAAATTTGCCCCGCGCCTCATCAAACATCTGCTTTAAATTGGCATTAATCCCCTTACGTTTTTCGTGCCACAAATAGGTCATACCCAAGTCAAGAGAATCAAAATAGTTTCTCATACACGGTTCTGAGTTATCATCGGCTATTATCCAAGGGTATCTCCTAACCACAGGATTATACTTGAATATCGACTCAACCACTTGCCGGGTAAATGCTATTCTACCACATGTTACGAATCCTATGCCAAGACGTAATACCATCTTCCCTCTCTTACTCTATAGTCCTTGCCAATTGTTTCCTCTACTGCCTGTTTAACGCTTCCGGTGTTATCCTTTTTGCTTGTTATGTTGTGTCCTATCATTATACCACCACTGCGTATTTTCGGCAACCATGCCAGTATGTCTTCTTTCACATATTTATAGCCGTAATTTGCGTCAACAAATACAAAGTCGAGTGAGCCGTCTTTTATCAATGGCGCAACCTCAAGACTCTCCTTCTGATACCAAATAACCCTTTTTCCATACTTTTTAATCAGGTCGTATTTTAAGCTTTCTGCCAGTGCTGAGAATTCTACCTGTGATTCATACTTTCCCATATCGTGATGATTTTTAAAATGGTCATATACTTTATACGGGTCTACACAGATAAGATGTAGCTGCGGCAATTGCTTTAGGATGTGGTGAGTGGTTTTACCGCGCCACACACCTATTTCAGCACCCATCTCTTTTTTGAGGCTATCCCGTATGAGTATCTCTACTAATTCCCAGCGTTCGATAAATCCCATCCCTTCTCTTTAAGTACGTCAATTGCGAATTCGGGATGTACCCCGATTCTATCAACACGCTTTTTCAGCTTAATACCGTCTTTCCATACTACAGGAGATTGCCTGTCTCCTACCGCATACTTATCTTTTATCCGCTCATCATTGCGGAAACCCTCATAATGGAATCCAACCATATTGTCTATTTTTAATCCGGTGGGTGTTGGATGGTCTTTGTATATCTTTCCACCTATTGCCGGATGACAGGTGGGTATAAACTTCATACCCTTTACGATTCTATACGGTAGGTTAGGTGACTGGTCGTTCCATCGTGGATAATATTTGTGTGGGGTATCCCAGAAGTTCCATATTTCATGTATTGGATAGTCCATATTGCTCTCAGCCATAAGTTTTTTGTATCGGTCTATGTGGCTTTTGAGGAGAAAGAAATCACAGGCTTGATACATAATCCAGTCTCCCGGTTCGGCTCTGGATAGTTCGAGTATGAGATTGCATGTCATAGCCTGATTCATGCGATAGTCCTGGTCACGGATGTTCTCTACTACATAGGTTTTCTCTCTTTTATTTTTGTAGTCCATAATGTATTCCCACGTCCCATCAGTAGACCGTGCAGGAAACCGGGAATCCCACGCTCCCTCGCAAAAATACAATTTGTCAGGGTTCCAGTATTCTATCTGTTTTATCTGGGCTTCGAGCCAGTCCCTATCATTCCATGTCGGGAAGAAAATTATCAACCGTGCCATTTTTCCTTATCTCCGTTCCTGATATCTTTTGCGTTTCCTTGTCCACCTCAACATAGTTTATATCGTATCCTACCCTACGTCCATAGTTAAAGCTTGCTATCGGTGGTATCACTCTCACAGCATGGGGTATTTTGAGAGTGTTTAACCTGTTATGTATAATCATCATCCTTTTATACGGCAATGGTATTTCTATTGTGTCCATCACAAGAACGAGTATGGGACGCTTATTTTTCTCATATACTTTTTTAATTATGGCCTCGTGCCCCAAGTGAAACGTGACCCATCTGCCTATGAAACAATCATGCCTCTCCAAAGATAACTCCCTGTATTTTTAATACTTTCACCTTTTTAAAATTACACTGGCTAATTATGTAATTGTATTTGAGTTGGTATTCGGTAACATTTCCTTTGACATCAAGAAACAGGTCTTCCGTGTCTATCATAACGTATTCGGGTCTTGACTGTTCAATTATGTCTGTTATGTTATCCGCGCCCTTAACGGTTTCTATTTTGGGCACAAAGCTTATTCTACCCATAGACTTTCTATACAGTCCTGCGGTGTTCCCTGATTCAATGTTAGATACTGCAAAGTATTTTACATTCTCAAACGTATTGACTATATCAAGAGTCTGGAAATAGGTTATATTCGGCTTTGGCGGCTTCGTGCGTCCTTCGGGAAAATCTACCATAATATCATAGTCTATGGCAAGGAAACGCCTTAGTTCTTCTGTGTCTTTGACCCACGCGATATTGATTCGGATGATAGTATCTTTGGGGAATCTGACCAATGGTAATGTTTTGAGTAAGTGGTTGGATATGAGTATCATTTTATTATTGGATTCTCCTTTGCCCGTTTGATTGCGTATCTGTGCCAATTTCTATCATTGAAAGCGCCAAGCGATCTGACGCTATCCTTGTGTCTCCTGAACTTAAACAGTTCTTCGGGTATTATGTCAAAATTGTACTTTGCCATGAGCATTCTATAAACGAAGTTGAAGTCCTGAGCGTAATAGCATTTTTCGTCAAACCCGCCTATCTTATCAATTACACTTCTACGGAACATCATAGAAGGGAGTAATAGCCAGCAATCGTCTTTGAACTTATCGGTTATGGTGGTTTTCTTGTTCCGTTGTGCCTGATCGGTGTAGAAATTCTTTATGCGATTTCCGTCTTCATTTATTGCAATGCCATGAGTGGTAACAAATCCGTATGAAGGACGCTTTTTAAGGAAGTTTACCTGCTTTTCAAATCTTTTTGGGTGTGATATGTCATCCGAATCCATCCAGGCTATGTAGTCGCCGTCACATGCAAACAAGGCTTTGTTAAGACTTTTGGTGTGTCCAATATTAACTTTATTTTTAATTATCTCAATATCATCTTCATATTTAAAAAGACTACTTGCTATTTCTACCGTCTTATCCGTACTTGCGTCATCCACTATGATAAGCTCCCAATCCGTGTACGTCTGGTTTACAATGCTTTCTATGGCATTACGGATGTAACGCTGAGAGTTATAGGCTGTCATTATGACTGATATCATCATCATCCTTTACATATTCATCAACATCTATTCCATTTAATGCCTTAACCCTTGTAAGCTCATCTATAATTTCGTTGATTTTTGCAGCTAATTCCTTAAATGTATTAAAATCATACCCATCAATAGATTCATAATCTAATTTTTCCATCTATCCCTCCGGCAAATGTTTACGTAACATATCAGGTATTCCCTCATATTTCCCTTTGGCAGCTACTATGACCTCCTGCGGAAATGATTTTTTCTTTAGATTGTACTGTTCCAAAAGGCTTTTTATGCCTCTTTTAGTGGCAAGCGGTTCCCTCGGTGCTCCTGTTTCTTTCTTTAATCCGGGCTTGTATTTTACGATAAGGATGTAATCTTCTTTCTTGTCTATGGCATCCATTAATTCAATAGACTTTTTCATGCCTATATTGTGGAAGAAGCGGGCTACTATGAAGATATTAAAATAATCGAGCATGTCAAGTTCGTCAAAAATATCTTTTTCTAATATTGTAAGGTTTGCATGAGTACCAAAATATTTTAACCCTCTCAAAACCCTACCTTTGTCTATTTCAACATTAACCGCAGAATGACCACACAAAGCTGCTAAATAGGCTATAAATCCTTCAGCCCCAGCTATATCTAAAACGTGACCATTCGGTATAAGGCTCAGTATCTTGTCAATAGACTTGTACTCTTTGGTTATTTTGTGCTGTTTTACGTTTGTGTCTTTTTGGTATCTTGGTTTTTGTTCGAGCGGGCAAGTCATAATTTCACCACCTTTACCTTTATCAAGCTAATAGGAATCTCCTCGATTCCCAGATATTTACAGCATATTATCCTGCGCTTACCGTTCAATCTGTAGTATTTCTCTGTTATCCGGCTTCTCCACTTCGGTTCTTCCTTGATTTCAAAACCCTCTATCCAGATTGCCTTGATAAGCTTTTTATCCTCTTTGTAGTATCCCTTTTTCTTTATGCTCTTATACAGGGACAGGAATTCATCTACACGTCTCTGGGTGAAGCTGTTCTTTATTCCCTTTGGTGCGTTGGCGTGTTCTATCTTCCAGAATTCCAAATCCATATAGTTGGCTTCCCTGCCGTCTCTCTCATACCTGTCGATAAGCTCATAGTGTATTCTGAGCATATCAGCCCACTCCTCGTGGTCAAATAGCTCGTCTACCTTGACACGGCTTGGATTGTTGGTCTGTACCCGGACGTTCTTATAATCGGTTTGAAACATCTGGAGAAATGCTTTCATAACACTTCTTTCAATGTTACACCAGACCAGATATTTTTTAATCGACGTTCCCATCAAGCGTAACTACTTCCATTCTCCCACAGTGAGTACACTTATAAACAAGAGTATTGTTACTAATGCTTACAAGAAATATGTTGTTGCCACACTCGCATACTTTAAAACTCATACTATTATACTCCATAAAATTTATTATGTACATATCCTCTGGGCTTGCCCTACGATTTAATTCATTCCAATCTAATGGATATGTTTCATCGTTTGTTTTCAACTCTCTCGGAAGCAGGCTATTCGTATTCATAACCTAAATACTCCATTAAAACTCCATCCCTCTGTTCAACTATTGAACGAAGCTCATCGTTATAATACTCACGATAGGGCTTGCGCTTAGTAGCGTTCTTCCGGGGGAAGTTCTCTATTGATTCCCGGTGTTCTTCACCGAATAGTTTTATCATATCTTTTTTGAGTGTTTCTGTGCGCATGAGCACGTCAAGGTTTGATGGGTCTACCGTTGCAATCACCTTTTGTTTGAGAATGTTATTTGCGTTATAACTAAAATAATTTATGTAATGAAAAGTCCAACTGCCTATCTTTAGTTTTGTCTTTGGCGGATACAGGTTCTCGTACTTCCTGCGTATCTTCCTGCCCATAAAATCAAATAACGCTCTGGGGTGTTCGGTATAGGTGAACAGGAATTGCGGGAAGTCCATAGTGGTCAATACATTGTTCTGCACCAAATACTCGTAGTACGAAACATACCAAGAAAATGGATTTCTTGTACATCCTATTTTTGTTTTGTTATGGTGTTTTGAATCGAGCATACGGATAGGGGAGTGTTTGTAGCGGTGTACCTTTGCGCCAAGATGTTTTATCATCCAGTCCTTTACAAAGACTCCACCTGTTTTGTTGCAATGGATGAAAACGTGTTTATTGGTCGTGTACATCTTTTATCACTCCGTCCACCCCTGTCTTAACCACTTCCTCATAATTCTTGTCATTTACATTCCAGGGAATAGCGTACAGGTTATGTTTGTGTACTGTGTCTACGAATTCCTTTGTATATGTATTGCTGTACTTGGTTATCAAAGCACAGGCTTTTAATTCTCTTATAAAGTGAAGATATCTTTTAATATCATTTGCATAGCCGATTATACCGATGGGAACGTCTTTGGAATAGTCCCGTGTATTAACAAGCTCCTGATACCGTACTCTGGAATCTCCGGTTAATACCATGAATGATGTGAGGATAACTTCGTCTATATCCCACTTGCCCTTTATCTGCTTAACGGCAATCTTCCCGGTTCCCCTGCCCTTCAGGTCTATGTTGAGTATAGGTTTCTTTCGTTTAAGCTCCTTGCACTTTTCAAGGATAGCGTCTAATACCTCTTCAAAGTATGGCACACTCTTTCTACCGAGAAGGCTTTTATAATGTGTTACCTTTAATCTGTCATGGTAGAAATGTACGTCAAGCTCTATTCCAGGCGCTCCTAATTCCAGAGCCCTTTCAAAGCCTGAGATAGTATTCTCCTGAGAGATTATTCCCCGGTGTGCGAAGTATTTAGGTATTTGCATATTTCTCTTTTAAAAATTTCTCAACACATTTTTCACAAACATCTCTATGTACCATAATATTACCAAATTCTGGTTTATCACTCTTCACATGTTCAGTGCCACCTCTAAATGTAAAGCTTACATTTTCTTTAACTTTCACCAAAACACCATTGTTAATTTTTATTTCTTCTCCACAAAAGTCACAAGTAGTTTTTATCATATAACCTCCTATTTAGGTATTTATACATATTCACTCTCCCCTCCATTGTAATATAACCTGCTATCCCTCGCAAAGTCATACCCGTTCATCTTACCACCTACAAAGTCCTGTGCTATGTGCATGAACCTTCTTGCGTAGTCTTCCTGTGTGCGATACTTCATGTTCTCAGTGTATCCTTTGTCTATCAAGGCTTTCAGTTTCTTTTTGTCTTTCAGGTACGGTTCTATTATGGAAACTATTTTATCTGCATTGTAGTCTTTGCTTATATAGAGCATCCATTTGCGATACCATTCCTGGTTCTCACGGGGTAGATCGCTGCACAGGAGAGTCTTACACATAGGTATTTCACTGTGTTTTGCAAGAGCGTAGTGGAAGTCTGAGGCATCGGTTACACCTATCCACGCCCTGTTAATGGATTCTGCATAGCTTTTCACCTGTCGTTTAATAGCTTCCTCTCCCGGCTTCTTATAGCTTGGGTGTTGGTGAAAGGTAGCGTTCCACCCCTTAGAGCGAAGCTTTTTAAGTATTGTCCTCTTAAACTTTGCACGGAGAGGATATACGCTACCACTCACCTTTCCCACCAGAAGAACGTCAATGGTTTTAGAATGACCGTAGTCTTTGAATATATCCTTCTCGGCGCAATGTGGATTATGTACCAATTTGTACTTGGGGTCAAGCTTACCATTGAAACGCTCTATGTCATTAAAGTGATGACAAATCACCAATCGACTGTCAGAGGTTTTTATCTCGTGCTTAGTCCACTTGGAATCCCACATTTCATTGTACCTGAGACAACGCGGGGCTTTGATTTTATTGTAATGAGGCATTCCCAAAGGCTTGTACCAGATTACCAAGTGAGGCTGATACTCTCTGTCTACGTTCTTGCAACCGCAGAAATCTTTCCATCCCGGCCCGGTCTTTTTAAGCCACACTCCCGGATGACGCTTGATAGCATCTATGCCATGAAATCTAACACGACTCATTTTTGTAGTGTATATCTTCCTGTCACAGAGAAATACTATTCTGAACTTATCCTTTGGTACTTTCATCAAAACTCCACAACTTCAAAGTATAGATTGTCAAAATCTTTGTGAGGCTCTATTTTTATTAACTTTAGCTTGCCTATACACCCATCACCTTGTGGGTTATTTTCAATGGTCAATTCAGTAATGTTATCTTTTGTTTCTTCTTTCTTTTTAAATATTTCCCCCACTGAAACACTTACAACATCACCTACTTCCCATATAATATTCTTTTTACGAGTGATTCTTTTTTTGTTTGACTTGTCACCTTCATATTTCATTCTTGGAAAAATTTCTGTTTCTCGCTGTAATATTTTGATATACCCAATTCCACTTACCCATAAATCATCTCTTGGTTCTTGAAACTTTTCCTGCCAATCATCTTCTAATTCCTGCCATAAGCTTAATTTTCGTCTCACGCCATCTTCCTTATCTTATGTTGTACCTTGCCAACCTTTTTGAATAACTGAAGCTGCGGGAACTTCTTCAACGTCTCAAGTATGTAATTGTCATAGGTTGGATTGTTCTTTGACCCGTTTGCCCAGATATAGATATACCCGCCGTCCTCAAGCATTCTGTCAAACTCGGTGAACATTCTCTCAAACATCTCCCACGTTTCCGGTGTGTCTTTCCATGCTAACTGTGAACAGTCTTTTGTCTGTTTGTGTGGGGGGCCTGTCATGTAATCCTTGAACACCTGCTCTATACAACCGCGAAGATTAATATAAAAGATAGAACCGTTTGGTATTATACCCTGTCGGTACTCCAAGTCCATTAAAAGGTATCGGTCAAAGCCGGTGTATAATACATCAATCTCCTGCCGTTCTGTCATAAGCTTGGACATCTGAGCGTATTCATCTCCCATTTCGTTGTCCGTGACTACTGCGTCAATGCCAAAGACATTATGACCGAACTCCCTGCATATCTCCAACCACTCTCCCATAGCGGGGCCGATTTCAAGTACGTTCTTTCCCGTGCAGTTCTTTAGCTCAGGAGTGCAATTACCCATGTATTTTCTGTGGTCTTTGATACGTTTCTCACGGTTGTACTTGCGATTGAGATACGGGTCGAGCATTAACAGGTTGTACTTCTTTTGCCACTCAGGGTTTGGTATTGGTTTTAATTCCATTTGTTTTCTCCTATATTAACAACGTATGCCTAATGGTGAAGCTCGCTTTTTAGTTTAACCATTTGGCTGTTGTGTGTTGAATTTGAAATTTCCATATTATCTTGCAGGAGAAATTTTTGATAACCTGTCATAGATTACAATTGAACCTGCAACACTTACGTTCAAAGAGTGCTCGCCCTGCAACCTTACAAACTTATGACATTTGGATATAGCAAGTTTAGTTAACCCATGATCTTCGGCTCCTAACAAATAACATGCTCGCTCTGGATGTGTGAACCTTTCAAGGTAGCTTGCTTCTGGCATCATCTCAACGCCAATTAACATACAATCGTGAGGTAAATTTTTATAAAAATCATTAAAGGTTGGATACGAAAACATTGGGACGTGTCGCCAAGATTTTATTGTGTCAGATGATTGTTGCTGAAAACGTTTCCCAATTATAAATAAAAATTTAGCTCCCAAGATACCCGCCGTTCTATACAATGTGCCATAATTTAACTCATTTTTTCCATGTTCGATTCCAATACCGAAATAACCTCCGTTACACATCAAAAATTTCTCCTGTTATAATCCAATATTTCAAATTTTGCAACTAACTACCCAAAGGATGTACTAACTTTATTTTCATATTTTCTCTCTCCTCTTGGCATAGGAAACCAGTGTGTAACATTTGTTATAGGAAAATCAGAAGGAGACGCTATCCAATCCCAAGGTGGCTCCTTGCCTTCGCTTATGCCAGGCCAACCGGATGACCACCCAGTCCAACGCCTTGCACAATATAAATGAAATGGATATTCTTTTGTATCCCCTCGCACAAATACAGTCTCAAACATTGGTGGTAATGATACGTTTGTTGGAATCCAATTACCCCCATGTAACATATAATTATCACGTTTTGGGTTTCTTCCCATTAATTCTAATATTTCATAATCACTACAATCCTTTAATTTTTCTGCAAATGTTGAAATCACCTCTTCTGACACTGATTTTAAATCCATATTACTCTCCGTTCCTAACAATTTTTAAAAACATCTCCTCCCACAGTTTAATATGGTGCTGCCATGACCAACGAGACTTTATTTCTTCTGCTAAGGCTATATTATAATTCCACTTTTTGAAAACAGGATTTTCTTTATACTCTATATAAAAAGTATGATATGTTGACCTTAACCCTTGCTTAATAGCACTTACATTTCTTTCTACCTGTCTTGCATATACTAACTTATTTCCTATTCCATGCTTAGTGCAAACCAACGGCAACCCACAAGCCCCTGCTTCCAATAGCCCATTCTGTCTCCCCGGTGCCCTGTCACAGTCAATGTAGATATCTATTTCTTCCTGATAATACTTAACCATTTCTTCGGGGGTGCGCCACTTGTCCTCTCTGTATGCAGGATTCCATATCCACCCTAACTGCTTAACAGCTTCTTCTATGAGGTCAATACCTCTACGTTCCTTGCCGAAAAAGTCCCTGCTACCAGCCCAGCCGACACGGGGAGGATTATTCCAAACCTTAGCAGTGGGAGGCTTAAATAGTTCTGTATCGACACCTCCGGGAGCATAGTAGCAGGGTCGGTTGTACTTCTTCCTGAACACATCATAGAGGGCTTTATTGGAACATAGGAACGCTTTTACTCTACGGTTCATTAGCTTGGTGCTTTCATAATAGGCAAGTCTCTTAGGTTTGCATAGTTGAAATACATCACAGCGTATCATCATTACAAGCTTTTCAGGAGGCACTATTATCTTGTGGTCTTTGATTACACGGTCGGGACGCGTGTCGACTGGAAACAATACAAGGTCAAACTGGTCAAGATTCTTCCAACACTTCTTATACTTTGACTTCCTGCCGTATCTCACGGTATAGGTGTTAGAGCCATACTTCTGTAGCATCTTGCCTATGTTGTCGAAGACCCAGTTTCGGACATCCGCAATAAAAAGTATTTTCAAAACCTTGTACCTACCATTCTCTTTATAATTTTAACCAATCTGTTTAAATCGGCAATATCATAATCTTTTAAATCACCAAGGTCTTTTGCCAACTCATCATATTTACATTTCCACATTCTTGCCTCTTTTTTTAAACCCTCATCCATGTGTTTCCTAAGATATTCACACCATTTACCAAATGTATCACAATCAAATTGATTACACAATTTTTTGGTTATTCTACATTTCTTTTTATTATATGCTGGACACATTTTTTCGTCTATCACCCTAACCTCCTTTTACAATGTGCGTCAAGCTGTTCAATCTGCTGTCGTACAATCGGGTCGCTTGATACAAAACGGTATATCTTTTCAAAGGTTTCTGTCTCTCTTATCTTTTTCCATTGTCCGCAGCGTTGTGGCCCCATTCTCTTGTTGAGCTTCTTATAGGAATGAAATAGCCTGAAATTGCCAAGATGTATCCCGTGATGTCTCCCAGTTAGAGGTGACTTATCAGGTGTTTTCAATCCGCTTTCCTTTGCCATTAAATATAGCATGTGACCGTCAAACTCACGCTTCTCTCCTACTGAGCCTGTTCTCAATAGCTCGTCATATTTCTTTCTCGCCTTCTCTGTCTTCTCAAACCATTTCTGGGATACAAAGTGTAGTCCGGTCAGGCTGCGGTGTCCCTCCCAATGCTTAGCGTTTCTCTTGCTGTTGGAATAACACAGGCCGGTTTCTCCCATTTCATTCAGGTGGAAATTGAGCAGGGATATCTTTTCTTCCAGTATCATCATATCTATGTCAGTGATATAAACGTAGTCGTATTCTTTGTAATGTTCGGGGGGAATTACAAATCTCCATGATATAGGAGAGTATTTGTATTTGGCATATTTATTGAAGAGATCGGGTACTATGGTATAATCATAGTCTATCAGTTTTAATGCGTTCTGCACCTGCTGATTAAAATTACCGTGGGTGAATAGCTTTATGTGATAATCGGGATAGGATTTCTTTAACGTGTATATGAATAACGGGATATAGTGTTGGTAGTTCTGGTCAACCACTGTGGTTATGCAGAGCTTATTTTTCACCATTCACCTTTCCGTACTTTGGGGCAAGCACTACCTTAACACGCCTTGCTTCAGGCTTCTTCGGCTGCTTAGGTTTTTTGGGCTTGTATGTATCGTATGAGCCCTTACCAGTTAATCTGTATTTCATCGGTCTTCCTTTGACGCTGTGTAGTTAGGATATCTCTCAACGAATATAATTCTTTCTTTTGGCACTCCCATTGTCTCAGATAGCTCTCTCATGTGGTTTAATACCTTTTCGTTACCTGCTCCATAATAGGTAAACATTGGCAATTTGTCAAGGTCTTCAATGGTTATTTCCCCGAAGTGAGCCTTATTTGATATGACAATGTAGTTACCCTTTGAATTCATCAACGCATCTTTCAGGGTGGTCATCCGCTGTTCTATCGGGTATCGCTGTCCCTTATAATCCAATACGCAGACTATGACGGTATCGTATTGCTGTCCAAGTCGTTGTATTGTTATGATGTGTCCCGGATGAACACGATCAAACCTGCCGGAAAATAACATTATATCTTTCATGCTCTCCCCGCAGGTCTTGATTTTACCATTCCCGGTATCTTACCCTTGTTCTCTGTGGCGTAGAACACCTGTTCACCTTTTTTCCCACCATAAGTTTTTTGCATTTGGCGCTTTATTTTAGCACCTTTTTTTGTTAACGGCATTGACAACTCCTTTGTCTATACTTTAATTCTCTCATCAAGACTCCTTTAAATCGGGTAAAAATTCTACAGCCTTTATTGCTTCAGCATACCAATGGTGCGTCATTTTAAAAATTCGATCCTTGCTGCCGTTAATAAGTACATAGCAATGGTCGTCTTCTATAATGTGTGATATGCCACCATATTCATCTTTTAGTGTAGCAATTGGTTGTACCCAAGCTCCGTTATCAAGTCGCACTTTGCCATCGGGATTCTGCTGTAATTCATACATCTATGCCCTCCCTGCTGCCCGCGCTTTCATCTTAATCCCTGTGCCCCTGGGCGGAAGTTTAGTGTTTCCATACAGCTTCTTGTGCCGTGCTTTGCGTTCTGCTTCTGTTCTCGGTTTACCGAATTTGTCCTTATCCTTCATCTATGACCTCCTTGCGAATATTGTTCATCAAATTATCATTGACTCTCCTCCATACCAGATATCTGTTTCCCCCGTCTGATTTCTCCCATTCAAAACCGTTCTTCAAACACATGAGTTCACCTTCAGGGGTGCGGTTGCTTGTTGTAATTGCGTTATGTACTTCTTTAATTCCATCTATGAGTGAAGACGCTACTCCCTGTCTCCTGTAGTTTCTGTCTATCTGTATGTCCCAGAGCATAGCTTCTTTGATATCAGGATTGGTGAATACCAGTGCATAGCCTATTCTCTCCTTGCGCTTCTCAGGCTTGTGTATGTTAAATAGCATGGGAACGCCAAGAGTTTCAAGGCTATGGGTTACTATGGTGTAGTTAATCATTTAATATTTTTGCCTCACATTCCATTTCTACAATAACCATTTTATATCCTTTAAGCCAAGTTCTCATACGTTCACTATTCTCAAAATAATAAGGAGGCGCCTGTATGTTTGTCCAATAATCCGGTGTTAACATTTTATCATTTATAATATATGGAAACATCTTCTTGGCATCATATGGGTGTTCACACTCAAATGGTGAAGTTGTAGCAAAAGACTCTTGCAAACCCAAAAACTTCCCCTTGTTATTCATTGCTACAAGAAACTTTAACCGCTTCTTCATAAGCTCACATCACACTTTCTTGCGTCATCATACATGACACAGCCTGATCGTTTCTTCTCTGATTTATAACCGTAGGGACATTTAACACGCTTGCATCTCTTTACCTGTGGGCGGTTTCTTCCACCTATGAATTCATCAGGCTTGTGCCCAAACCAGTTGTCATAGTTCCGGTAAAACTGCTTGCGATTCTCTGTCTGTACGTTCCACATGAAACTTGCAGGCATACCGTGTCCTCTGCGGTATTGCTCATACGGCTTTGGCTGATTGCTCTCTACGTCTGGTTTAATGTGTATGTTTGCCATAATATAAAAGGGGCGGGACGTGACCCGCAAAGATAGCGTCCACCGCTACAAGTGTAACGGCTGCCCCGTATAATATAAATAAATCACCTGAGATAATTAATTGAGAGCGGGTCATAGAGATTTCCTTGTTATATATAAATATAATAAATTCCAGAGAAAGTATGACAATTATTTTGACAATTTCAAATAAATAGCGTTTGGTAGCTTCTTATATTGTCCCCGATATGTTTCAGGTTTTACATTTGCCATATCATCTATAGCCTTTAATAGCTTTCCCATGTCTTCATGCACAATCCTATAAGACATTTCTTCTACCATAAGGTCTATAGGTGTTTTATCTTTCCTCGTCCCAATATTTTTTAGGGTACGCATCTTTGTAGTCCCTCACTTTCTTCTTTTTCTCAAGTAAACGCCGTCTCTTTAGCTCTGATATTACCATACACAGACATATACAATAGCCACAGTCTTCCTCGCTTGGTTTGCCCTTGTCAATAATCCATCCTGCGAACTGTCGTGCAGGCTCAGAACAGCTTTCGTCTATGTATATCTCATTCTTTGCGAACATCTGTGTCCCTGCAAATATCGCTCCTGTCTGGTCGTAACGTATGTCTTCCGATATGTTAACCCGCACCTGAGTCTTTCTTATTTCATTACGCATGACTTGAGCTACGCTTTGTATGTGTCCCTCTTTGGCAAACATTCTCTCATTACATATCACTCGCTCATGCCTGAATTGCTTTAGCTTCATACGCTTGATAATCTCCATTGCGATTACCGTTGGTACAGGGTTTTCATACATCCAATTGTGATAGACGAATAGCTTTCCCGCCACGTCATCCCATAGCATTTGCAATACCCAGAGTGAGAGGTCTTTGTGTTGATACATAGTGGCAAAGTGTAGTGTGGGTCGCTTACCCGCTTCTTTCCATTTGATTTCAAGCGGGACGGTTGTATCTTTTGAAAAGTTGTACCAGATATGTTTTGCAGTAGTGAGATAATTAACTCCCTGAGAAGCTGCATCTACCTGTCCATCCTGTGATACTTTGGGGAAGTTGGCGTGTTCTTCAATAAATCCATCTACCCAGGGCTTAACCTCTGGATGTGGCAAATAACAGTTCCCAGCTTCACACTGAGCAGTATAGGGTACGGTGTCTGACATTTTAACACGGTCTTCTTTTGATAGTCTTCCGGTTGGAATAGTAATGATACCGGGAATTTCATTATCCAAATCAGCTTTAATAGCGGGGCCATTGGCAGCCTTTTCTATGATAATATTAGACGTTCCCTTATTAGAGTGATATAGCTTTCTTACACTCTTCCGTGTAGCAGGATAGTCCATTTTATCTATTTCTTCTTCAAGGAAATACTTATTAGCACCTTTCTTGGCTATTTTAACACCTACAACATCATCGTTTTCTTTCTCACCACCAAAGGCTAAATCCCACGAATCTATTATTTTATCAAACTTATCCGGTAGTTCAACTATTGTACTCTCGCGATATTTACCTGATTCATCTTTAAATCGCACAGGGTTAACCTTCATTCCCTTTGGTATCCAGAACTTCCACCAGTAGCGCTTAAACAGCCCCCCTTCAGGTGGTGCAGGGCTTTGTAACATCTGACCAGAATAACCATACGCACCGAGATTAGTAGGCAATTTGGCTGTTTCTAATATCTCTTTGGGAAACCTATCGGGAAAGAACAGGTTATCAATATATCTCTCTCTAAGCTCTGGTGGTGATACATTTTCCTGCAATTCAGCGGGAATACATATAAACCTATACTGTTCCGGTGCATTCGCTAATAAATGTCCGGTCAAGTCCTCTTCGTGTAGTCTCTGTTGAATTATAACTCTTAATCCTGTCTTCTGGTTGTTTAGTCTTGAGTACAACGTTTTACCGTAATGCCTTTGAACAGTCTCACGCTCAACCTCTGATTCTGCTTTCTCGGGGTCTTGTGCGTCATCTATGATTACTATGTCTCCTCCGGTTCCTGTAATTTGAGCACCTGTAGAGGTAGACTTCCTCATACCTCGCTTGTTATTCTCATACCACGACTTTGTATTCATGTCTGTGGTTAGACTGAACTTGCTACCCCAATACGTTTTATACCATTCAGACTCAATAAGCCTGCGTGAGTCTAAGCAATGCTTGGTAGATAGTTCCATAGAAAACGAGCTATTAATGACCTTAAAATGCGGATATTTAGTCCATATCCACGGGGTAAGCATTATTGTGACAAGATATGACTTGGCGGATCGGGGAGGAACATTTATAATAATGTCCTTAGTTTTATTCTCGTTGCGGGCTATTCTTTCTACTTCTGCCTGAAGAATATCACAAATATATTTAATATGCCAGTTATCTACAAGGGGAGTTTCGGGCTCAAGAACTTTCCAGGCTTGTTTGAAGAAGTGAAAATAAGACTCTTCACATTCTGCGCGGTCTAATGATTGCCGATATATCACATATTCGGCTATTTCTTCTCTTGACTTTGTTTTTATTAATTCATCTGTCTCTATTATCATCCTGTAATATTTCTCAGCTTTTCCAATAGCTGTTCTTTAGTCATATTGGGAATAAGGTCTTTGCCGCCTTCCCCGGTTACTTCTTTTTTGGATGGTGCAAGAGTGCCACACATTTTATTATATTCCTGAATATAAGACAACCTAAGCCTGTTGTCGTCATCACTTAATATAACAGCGACCATTTTATCTACTATGTCTTTATGTGTACAATTTGCCTTTGCAAAAGCTTCTATGTTCTTATCAGCAATAGATTGTTGTATAAGTGGAGCGTTTTTTCCTTTAACCCACCCTTCTTTAGCTATTTTGTTTTCTATTTGAGTATCAGAAATTCCCCACTTTTTCCCAAGTTTTTCAACGGAAAAATTACCTGATTCATAATCAGCTTTAGCTTTAGCCCATGTTTCTACATCGTATGCCATACTATCAATATATCATAAAAACGGGTTAAATGGTATAATTATTTTTTATTAATTTACTCAACACCCATTAGCCGCTTCCATTTTCTCCATCTTAGTTTATGAATTATTTCAAATACCCACAAAGGCGCATACTTCTTCCATATCATAATAATTATATTTTCATCTTTGCGAATCGCTGGTCTAATCTCTTTTGTTATTACCACAATTCCCTCCTTCGGGTTACGGTTTTATGGTAGCGGGAGGGGGAATCGAACCCCCATTGCAAGGAATGCACCCTTGCCAGGCAATATAGTGGGATTCAAGAATTAATTGTTTTATATATATTGTAAAAGCGTCGGTTAAAAAATTAATAAATCCTGTTAATTAAAAAAATTGTCCTTTGCGTTGGGCTCTGTGTTTACCTCTAATTCTCCTTAATACGCTTTCCATACAATTAGCATATATAAAACAATAGTCATCTCGAATTCTATTATCCATGCCTTGCCTTCCCGCAGTAATTTTATGCTGCTATGTTTAATTTATTATATTTTCTTTGTGCTTCTAACGCTTCTTCAATGGTATCAAATGTTCCCAAACATTTTCCATTACCACTATGCCCTTCACCATTTTTCTTTCCACTGTAAGTTTGAAACCGCCCACTTTCTCTTTTATATATATTTGGATGTCCGGTTGAATGATTCTTTCTGCCATTTTTACCACGATTTACTATGTGATTAAATCTGTGTTTAGTTAATACGATTTCCATATTATCTAATGATAAATTTAGGCTATTGCCGTCTTTATATCTAACACGCTCACCTTTATAAATATTTTCACCAATTAAGCTAAGTATATACCTATTCAACATAATATATTTATTAGAAGAATATCTTATCACCCTTTTACATATCCCGGAACGATTGTTTGTAATGTTTATTCTCCATTTATCTTTATATTCGTCAAAGTGTGGCTTAAACTCTTTATTAATTATAACATCTTCATCTGGATAACCATTATAACTTTTTACTTTAACAGTAATTGTTTTACCGGAAACTGAACCCCCGTCTATTTCTGGTAGATACACAATTTCTTTGTTATGTTGATTCAATTCAGGGTTATATTCACATACCGTTTCTTCTTTTTTTAATTTTCCTATTTCACCTAACAAGCCCCATTGTATTTCTGTAAAAAGATAATTATCCGACATTCTCCTTAATTTTCGAGCCTTGATAGATTTACGAGCTATTCTTTCTAACACAATCAATGCCAAGCTATATAAAGTGTCGTCATCTATTAATGTATTTATTTTCTTCATAAGTCTAAATGGTGTTTTAGTATTTGGGAGTGTACCATATTGTGCTACTTTTTTTGCCAAATCTTTATGCTTTTCAACATAGTTATTAATATATTTTTTAATTAAAAGATATTTTTCACAAATGCCATCTTTATTAACTCTATGTGAATATGCAATATAATGACAATACATCGCTCTACCACCAGAAAGGCCTCGATCTTTGTCTTTCTTTTGACAATAGACACAGTCTTTATTATTACATATAATTTCAAGTGTTTTCATTAATCCCCCACAATTTTATTCAAAAACACCTGAGCTTCCCTGTCCTGTTCCTTGTTCTTGATATCGAAAAAGTATACATTCGATTCTGTTTCAATGTACAGTCCATCCTTAGTAGTGCGGGCTTTCCACTCTACCTCAGAGGGTGTGTCCGTGTCTCTGTTTCCGTTTCTGATGGAATAACGGTATAGTCTAAATGTTAACATCTCCGTCTTCTCCTATTAAGGGTTTATGATGAGGACAACTGCATTTGAGTGTGGGGTGATCGTCAGGTATTCCACACCCATAGCATTTATTTACTTTCTTTTTCTGCTTTTCCCGGTGGTCACGGATTCTCTGTAGCTTTCTTTTTATACGGGATTGTTTTCTCATACTCTGTCCTTTAGATATCTCTCGTTAGCCTGGGTGGTTCTCCAGTATTCAAATTCTATTTTAAATTTCTCCAGTGCCCATTTACATTTTTCCTCTACTCTTACCGCGTCTCTTAATCCTTCTAATAGCGCAATGTAATCAGGGTGAGCATAGGCATACTGTTCTCTTTCCGATTGTGTTTTAAGCTGCAATGCCTCAAAGTCTCTCATTAAGATAGCTTTCTTGCTTTTCCTGAATTGCTCGATGTATATGCGCTGCGCTTTGGCTTTGGCATATTGGGGAATAGCCTTTGCTATTTTCTCTGTCCTTATTTCAAAGTCTTCCATTATATTTCATTCCTGTTTCTGAAAATAACTCCACAATCGCTGCACATATAACAATTGATTTCGTCCACGTATTGTATATTCTTATGCTTGCAATCCCGCTGCACCTCTTCCCGTGTCCGGTGCCTGCGTACCAGATAGCCTATGAGATAAGCGGCTCCGTGAGTGCAAAATAGCACAAATAGTAATGTGCATAGCCATAGCATATCTATCCAGAGGTACATTCGGGCACCTCTATTTCTACAATACACTCGTCACCTCTCAAAAACTCCTCCATGTCTATGTCATCAGGCCAGATTATTCGGATACCAAGTAAAGGGAATAGCTGCCACGGTGCTTTTTGCAGGTCTACGGTTTTACGTGTCATGGTCTACGCTCTCCGCGAGTATGTCCCGGCAGCTTTTAACTATCTCAGTGCCCATCTCTTTAGTGCGCCGTCTCCACCAGTTTTCTATTATTCTTAATTTCTCCGGCTCAATTTCCTCTATCTCATGTAATAACTGTTTTCTCAATGCCTCTTTGACCTCTTCTTTAATTTCAGTTTCAACCTCTTTTCCAAAATAATCTCTTTCTAATATTATTTCTTTCGTTAAATTGTCCATCTTTGCCTTTTCCTCAGCATCCCTTATCATATATTCCGGCAACCTAACCCATTTATATTTAATGTCATTTGGCATGTTAGTTAATCCTTTACTTTAATCTTCTGGGAAATTTAATCGTGCAAATTCTCCAAACAATTCTTTCGCAGCTTTATCATACATTTTTGCCGCTTCAATTTTATTTGTTGAATACCCTATATCTTTACCGCCCACCTCTACTTTATAACCAGACTTTTTACTAACATAACTAAGTCCTTTGTAGCCAGTAGTATTATTGTTTGGTTTTTTTCTATTTTGACTATTTTGTGCATATGTACATATTCTAATATTGTTTCGTTTATTATTTAATCCATTTCTATCCTTGTGGTCAACCAATCTATCAAATGGCGGTTTTAATATCATCCTATGCATATAAATCGTTTTATTTTTAATTCTTGTGTGTGCAGACATTCTTATACATTTTTGGAATTTAAATTGTTTATGTAAGTGCCATCGATATTTAGATATTTCTTCATAATCTTCACTATCAATAATCGAAAAGTAAGTTTTATCTTTTTCTTTATTATAAATAAGTGGTATTAATTTTGAAAAATATGCGTTCTTTCCGTCTCCCATTGTATATCTCCTTTACCTCATATATTTCAAAATGTTCTCTTTATAATGTATGTTCGGGTGTTTAATAGAATCTATCCATTCCTGCTTAGGTGGTTTTGCTCCCGGTGAGGTATCGGCACCGACTATGACTAACTCTATTTCTTTTGGTATTTCACCTACACGTGCGGATAAAGGTTCAAGCGATAGATATGTTCTGTGTTTAAGTTTTTTGCTCAATATGACCATACAGGAAACATAATTTTTCATTATTTCATTTTTCCACACAAATTCACAGGTGCAACCAAGCCAACTATTTTTAGGAAATTTATGTTTAAAATATGTTTCTGGGTCTTTCGTTAAAAACATAAAGGTATGTTGCGGACACCCATCGCATACAGTTAAAACAGCTTCCATCCACTCAGGCTTCCAAAAACAAATATCAGAGATCGAACCTACAAAGAATGTGCTCGGCTTCTTAACCTTTAAAGGAATGTCTAATCTCTCTGGAAAATACTGCGGGTCTGTCCATTCAGGTATCCATTTAAAACGCGTGTTCATCCTTTTGGCATAGCAATATGAGCAATTCCGCTTACAACCGATGACAGGATTCCATGTGTAATCAAGCCCCGGCCAGTCTATTTTTGTTCTCTGCATTGTATATCTCCTTTATGGGTAGGGGTGATATGGTGATGGTTACACCATCTGCTTTTTACTGACTTGCTCCAGTCATATCACCCGCTGCCTGTATCTAATAACCATATTCTGATCTGGCTATTAGATAATTTACGAGTAACAATTTTCATTTTTATACGTCTAGCCACATTTCTGACAACTTGTGCTTCAGCGTTGTTTTTGACAACAATACTATCGTATTTTTCCATTTTTCGCAATATATTTGCATACGATATTCGCCTTTCACTGTGCGAGCAGGGAATAGGAATATTTTTTTCTATTTTTATATCCATATTGTCATTTAACACACTTAATCCCCTTGCCTTTGTATATCTCCTTTATATGTCAAGTCTAATTACCCCTTGCTATCTGGATTTCAATATATCAACGCTTTATCATCCGGTGCTTTTTTTGCTAAAATTAATTTATTATTCATCCACTTTTCATCTATGTGTGCCCGTATATAAAATTCAATCTCTTCGTTTGTTTTACCTCTTAAATATGGCATAAATGAGCTTTTATATTGATTGCACTTTTGGCATGAAGCAACAAAATCATCATCTGTTGAATTTCCAGTAAAAACAAATGGTATATAATGATCCCACGTTGGCTTTAATTTTACTAATGTTTTATTTCTTTCGTGTATATATATAGCACCAAAATCCCTCTCACACCAATAGCATTGATAGTTTTGCTTTTGTAATATTTTCCTTTTTGCTGCTTTTCGTGGCTGCTTTCTTTTATACCCACTTTGCGCCTCTACTCTAAAACCCGTTAAATTAGCATCTTCCATTTCTGCATTACAACATGATGACCTTCCGTCGTTTGTAACGTATGCAAGTTCACCACACGCTAAACATTTCTTCTGTTCAAGAACCACACTACCAAACTTAACATACCTAACCCTTCGTGTTGCCATGATTGTCCTCCAGACCATAAAAAGCGTAAGGCAGAATGTGGAGGTCTGGAGAGAACCACACTCTTTTAATGGGTTGACCAACCTTACGTTTGTATTCATTGGAAGTTCCAGACCTATTATAAATATACTAAAAATCATGGCATTTTTCAGATATTATTTACATATATTACATTTATTTTCACGCCTATAATAGCTTCCGCATACCGGACAAGGAAAATCCACCTGCACACAACCACCTATTTTTGATTTAGAGGCACTTCTAAGGCGTTTCTCGGCACTTTCTCGATTTTTTTGTGCTGCGGGACTACCCCCTATTAAAACAGCTTCTATGGGCTTCTCAGGGGTAGGTAATTTTTGCCCACTTACTAATTTATAATTGGAATATTTTTCATTTCCGTTTTTATTCAGATCTGTTATGTTCATATTCTCTTTGTTTCTGAGGATTTCTATTATTGCGGCAAGTCTCATGCTTCCAATATAACGATATGCCTCTTTAGGTGTAAGGGATTTACCCGATTCGAGCCATTCTCTAACTTGCTGTTTTTGTGATTTTTCCATAATCTTCCCATAATACGCTTTTAAATATAGCCTTGTGATTTACCCACCTTGCCAAGTCTTTCTGTTCTTTTGTAGGTTCATTCCCCTCTCTATCCCTATATGGCTGTGCAAACGGGTCAAGCCCCAGTCCCTTTACAACCTTCAATATTTCAATGGCTGTGTCTATGTCATCAACTAACACATAAACAAAATAATTAGACGGTTTGCAATTATACCACCGCAACAACCTTGTAGCTTTAATCAGCGGGTCTATCATACTAAGTGAATCACACGCCAGCCTTATCGGTTCCAACCATTTAACCCTTGAAAGTATCTGCGCAATAGAATCATCTATTAATCTGCAATCAAGCCCCTGGTTAAAGTCTACTTTTATTTTTAATTTAATAATTTTCTCAATTTGTTTTATTCCATATTCACAAGCCAAAATATTATTATCAAGCAATACTGCTGTTTTTCTACCTTGTAAGACATCACCAATGTCTCTATATGGTCTTATCTTTCCCTCTTTTTCCGGTACTATACAGTGATTACATTTCCGAATACAGCCCCTTGTTAGAAACCCTAACGCATGAATATAATTTGGATATATAGTATAATCCGGTTTGATATTCTCTATGTTTTCTGGCAGTTTTGTTGTTAAATTATAACCACTACCACCATAAACACAGTTATCGTTAAGCATATTTGGCATAGGTGTATAATTAAATATCTTTGAACAGTAGACCTTATCAAAGGTGTGTGCCCACAAATCAGTATACCACTCCACCGTGTCACCTTGTTCCTTATGATATGCCGATACCTTCATAATAGCATAGTTTGGCATTTTAGAATCAGGT